ACATTCACCGCTGCAAATAATGCCGTCTATTCTACATCTGCATCAGTTTTAACCGCTGGCACATTGCCTGTTTTGGCGGGTGGAACGGGCGCAACATCAGCAGCAACCGCACTAAGCAATCTTGGCGGTGTTTCAACAGGAAAAGCCATAGCGATGGCGATTGTGTTCGGGGGTTAAAAATGGCTAATCCAAATATTGTCAATGTCACATCAATTTACGGCACAACTTATGTTCAGGCCGTGGGGACATCTGCAACTGCCATTGTTACCAATGCTGCGGCATCCGGCACAGTGATTAAGCTGGATGCGCTCTATATTGGAAATATTGATACATCAGCATCTTATAAAATCACTGTGGACCTTTATCGCTCATCAGTTGCCTATAACATTCTGTATCAAATTTCTATTCCTGCTGGTGCTGGGCTGGATGTGTTGTCTAAATCAATTTATCTGCAAGAAGGCGATTCACTTCGTCTTACGGCTGACACGGCAAGTAAACTTCAGGCTATCGCTTCTGGAGAGGTTATTTCCTAATGCGTAAAGGCAACGGCGGGATTATTGGGCCACTGAATAACCCAACGCAAACCGTTGCGGCGGGCATTTGGTCTATGGACGAACAGCAGCAAAATTTAGGGGCGCGTCAATGGCCCGGAACCCCTTCTGCGTCAAAACCAAACCCACCAAGTTTTGCTAACTCTTGCGTATTCACAGCGTCTATTGCTTCTGCCACAATGACTGTTTCCGCTATTTCCAGCGGGTCATTGGCGGTCGGTCAGGTTATTTCCGGTGTTGGGGTTACTCAATATACGATCATTACCGCCCAATTGACTGGCACTTCTGGGTCAACAGGGACATATACGGTTTCTAAAGGGCAGACAGTTTCTTCCGTTGGCATGTCGTCAAGCGTTGTGATTACTTCTATTACATCTAGCACTTGCTCAGTGCAAATTCCATTTATCACGGGGTACGATGGTGGCAGTCCGATCACAGCAATTACTGCCAAAGTGTATTTGGGCAGTTCCGTAGTTGCCACTGCGTCTGGCACAACTTCGCCGATTACCGTGACCGGGCTAGCAAACACCAATGTGTATTCTGTAACTTTGACGGCAACCAATGCTATCGGAACTAGCACAGCAAGCAGTGGTCCATATTTCCAAGCTCCGGCAGCTCCATCTGCGCCAACCATTGGCACGGCAACTCTTTCTGGTGGCACGGCAAGCGTGGCATTTACGGCATCAACCGACAACAATGGGTCGGCAATTACAGGTTATACGGCGGTTTCAAGCCCCGGTGGTATTACGGCAACTGGAGCAACTTCACCAATTTCTGTTCCGGGTCTTTCTCCTTCAACCACATATACATTCACCGTTTATGCCACTAACGCAGTTGGAAACGGTGCATCTTCAGCGGCGTCTAATAGCGTAACAACAGGCGCATTTTCTTCTGTTAGTTTCCTTATTGTCGCTGGTGGTGGTGGTGCGTCTGGTGGTGGCGCAGAACCCGGCGGGGGTGGTGGCGCAGGCGGCTATATCTACCAGACAGGACAAACTGTGTCTGGGGGTCCATATACCGTCACAGTCGGTGCTGGCGGCGTGGGAATTACTAATACTTCCAGCGCGTCTAAAAACGGCAATAATAGTCTTATAAGCGGGCCTTCGTTTACAACACAAACTGCTATTGGCGGTGGTGGCGGGGGAAGCGCAAGCAATGGGTTCTCTGGGGGTTCCGGTGGTGGTGCTAGTAGTTATCCTTCTAATGGGTCTGGCGGCTCTGCAACTTCTGGTCAAGGCTATCAAGGGGGCAACACTGGAAATTCCCAATCTCCATACGGAAGTGCGGGTGGCGGCGGTGGTGGAGCTGTCGGCGGCAACACTGTAAATGGCGCAATAACTGGGTATGGTGGGACTGGTATTACCAATAGCATCACCGGAACGTCTACTTATTACGCTGGCGGTGGTGGCGGTGGTTCATACACTAATACGGGTGTTGTCACGGGAACATTAACCACTGGTGGTGGGGGTAATGGTGCTACAAGTGGGACAAGTGGTGTGGGTGGAAGCGGAACTGCCAATACTGGGGGCGGTGGAGGTGGTGCGCCGGGTACTGGTCCGGGCGGCAGTGGCGGTTCTGGTGTTGTGATTGTTCGGACATCTACAGCATTTACCTCAACCACAGGGTCGCCGACCGTAACCACAGTAGGCGGTGATACTGTCTACAAGTGGACAGGTTCGGGTTCATTTACCGTATAAGGTGGGATATGGCGCATTTTGCAAAATTGGATGATGCTAGTCTTGTGATGGAGGTGATTGTTGTCAGCAATGAAACGCTGAACAATTTGCCCTTCCCAGAAAGTGAAGCCGTTGGTGTTGCGTTTCTGACTGAATGGTCTGGCGGCTACACAAACTGGAAACAGACATCGTATAGCGCATCATTCCGCAAGAATTTTGCGGGGGTTGGATTTACATACGATTCGGTGCTTGACGCATTTATTGCCCCAAAACCGTATCCAAGTTGGTTGTTGAATACAGAAACTTACCAGTGGGAACCTCCCACCCCTTACCCTTCTGATGAAAACATGTATAATTGGGACGAAGCCACACAGTCATGGGTGAAGGTCAATGTCTAACATTCCGATAACAAACCTACCCCAAGCGGTTTCCATAACTGGTTCGGAAGAAATCCCTGCTGTTCAGTCAAACTCTTCTGTGCGCGTGACGGCGCAGCAAATTGCTGATTTAAACACAAATACTGGCACAGTTACGCAGATTAACACAACGGCTCCTATCACTGGTGGGCCGATAACAACATCCGGCACAATCGCCTTGGCATCTCAGGGCGTTACCAATGCCTATCTTGCATTGATGCCTGCCTACACATTGAAGGGCAATGCCACAGGCGCAAGTGCTGTTGCACAGGATTTGACGGCAACACAGGCTCTTGGTGTCCTTGGTATCGGCAGCATTGCCAATAATACGCTGTTGGGGAACATCTCTGGATCAACGGCAAACCCTACCGCCAACACTTTGTCTTCATACATTGACAGTGCAATTAGCAGCACTCAAGGGTCTCTGCTTTACAGAAACGCTTCAAGCTGGGTTGCTCTTGCGCCGGATACAGTAGGCAAAGTTCTCAGTACCAATGGTACGGGTGCAAACCCTTCTTGGCTCACAATTGCTGGCACGGGAACTGTTACATCTGTCGGCACAGGAACTGGCCTTACGGGCGGTCCTATCACCACTACAGGTACAATTAGCATTGCCAACACGGCTGTTACGGCTGGAACATATGGCACGGCAAGTCAGGTTCCTACATATCAGGTCAATGCTCAGGGGCAGCTTACTTCGGCTTCTAATACGGCTATTGCTATTGATGCGGCTGCAATAACGACTGGTGTTTTGCCGATCGCCCGTGGTGGCACTGCAAACGCTTCGACACCGCTTGATGGTCAGTTGCTGATCGGCAATGGCACAGGTTACTCGTTAAGCACCATTTCGGCTGGCGCGGGTATCACAGTTGCCAACAGTGCTGGCGGTATTTCAGTCGGCATTACCAACACGGCGGTTTCCAGTGGCTCCTATGGTTCGTCATCTTCTGTTTCGACATTCACTGTAAACAGTCAGGGCCAGTTGACTGCTGCGGCTTCCGTGCCAATTAATGCCATTGCATTGACAACCGGATCAATCAGCACCGCGCCAACCAACGACACCGACATTGCAAACAAGATATATGTTGACTCGGTTGCTCAGGGGCTGAATTTTCACGCGGCCTGCAATTACGCATCCGTGGCGGCATACACCGTTAGTTATTACAATGGCCCAGCCAACAATGGCGTTGGAGCCACGTTGACAAACGCTGGCGCAAATGCTGCGTTTGCTATTGACGGCGTGACAATGACCAGCGGCAATATCGGCAACCGTTTGCTGATTAAGGATATGGCTAACGCTGCTTACAATGGTGTTTACACTCTAACAACTGTCGGCAGTGGTTCTGTGGCATGGGTTCTAACACGCGCCACGGACTATGACACAAGCGGAACTGGCACAAACGAAATTGATGCTGGCGACTTTGTGTATGTGCTGGCGGGTTCAACGTTGGCGAACACATCTTGGGTTCAGCAGACACCGCTGCCAATCATTATCGGCACAACGTCTATTGTCTTTACGCAGTTTGCTGCACAGATTTCTTATACGGCTGGCACTGGTCTAACCCTTGCTGCCAACCAGTTCAGCATCACCAATACCGCTGTTACGGCCAATTCCTACGGTTCAGCATCGGCGGTTGGTACGTTTACTGTTAACGCGCAGGGGCAGCTTACAGCAGCTTCAACCACCAACATTGCCCTTGCTGCATCGCAAATCACCTCTGGACAGCTTATCGTTGCACAGGGCGGCACGGGTGCTTCCACACTAACATCCAATGGCGTCCTGTACGGCAATGGCACAAGTGCTATTGGTGCAACAGCGGCTGGCACAACGGGTCAAATCCTTGTTGGAAACACTAGCGCGGCTCCTTCATGGGCTACTTTGTCCTCATCTGCTGTTACGACAATCAGTTTTGGCACAACGGGCCTAACGCCTTCAGCGGCTACATCCGGCGCGGTCACGGTTGCGGGAACCCTTGTTGCGGCTAATGGTGGCACGGGTCAGTCATCTTATGCAGTCGGTGACATTCTTTACGCTTCTACCACAACAGCCTTGTCAAAGCTGGCAGATGTTGCGGTTGGCTCGGTGTTGGTATCAGGCGGTGTTGGGGGTGCCCCTGCTTATTCTGCTACGCCAACTTTGACATCATTAACCGCGCCAACGGTATATGGAGGCACGGGCACTGGCTCGTCTCTTACTTTGCAATCAACCAGCGGCGTTGGTGCGACTGACACTATTGTCATGAAGGTTGGTAATGCGGGGGCCACAACGGCTCTTAGCGTTGCTACTACGGGGATTGTTAGCCTGCCAACAACTGGTGCAATTGTTGTTCCTGTAGGGACAACTGGTCAGCAGCCAACTGGTGCTACGGGCATGTTGCGGTTCAATTCAACCACGGTTGGGTTTGAAGGTTATAATGGCTCGGTATGGGCGTCTGTTGGCGGCGGCGCTACGGGCGGTGGAACAGATCAAATTTTTTACCTTAACGGGCAGACAGTCACTACAAGTTATAGTATACCTAGTGGGCAGAACGCTGGTACGTTTGGCCCTGTTACGGTTGACTCTGGCGCGACGGTTACTATTCCTGCTGGGTCGACTTGGTCCATAGTTTAATAGGAGGCTACCATTCCAATCAAATTAAACGGATCGACATCCGGCTACACCACAATCCAGTCAAATGCTGCGGCTGGTAATAACACTTTAACGCTCCCAACGGTTGACGCTGCAACAATCATTGCGACGACCGCAGTAAGCGCATCAACAACCAATACGGTAACAAACAAGTTAGCCATTAATATTAATGGGACGACTTATTACCTTCTCGCTTCCACCTCGGGGACTTAATCATGGCCGTAACAATTTCAGGCACAAACGGGATAGCGGTCCCCCTTGGCTCGGCGTCTGCTCCTGCCGAAACTAACACCACCAGCAGCACCACGGGCATCTATTACCCAACCAGCACAACTCTTGGTCTTTCCACCAATGGTACAAATGCAATGTATATTGACGCCTCGCAGAATGTGGGGATTGGAACAAGCACTTTTAACGGGGTCAAGACTGTTATACAAGGCGCACAAACTGGCGGTGTACCACAAACATCCGGCACAACGCAGACATATGGGTTGCTTCGTCTAAAAGGAACCACTTTTACATCGGTTTTGGATTTTGGGACCAACGGAGGAACCTATAATTGGATACAGGCAACGGATAGTGCAAACCTTGCGACCAATTATGATCTAGCCATTCAACCCAACGGCGGCAATCTGCTGGTTGGGACGACAACTTTGCCGATAGCTGCAACAAGGGTTGGCATCAGCGGGTCTTCTGGCGTTAGTGTTGGCGTTGTATCATTTGTAAACACAAGTGCATCAACAAAAAAGTGGTCAAACGGGCCAGATGCAAACGGAAACTTTATCGTATACAATGATGCCCTTGTGGGCATGTACTTAGGATATGGAAATAATGCGTGGACTGCTTCATCGGATGAACGGGTAAAAACCGACCTTGTTCCTATTGAAAATGCTACATCAAAAGTGTCAACACTCCGCGCTGTCACTGGGCGGTTTAAAACAGACGAAGAAGGCAAAAGCCGTTCGTTCTTGATTGCACAGGATGTTCAAGCAGTACTGCCAGAAGCGGTTGATGCAAGCGACCCAGACAAACTTGGCGTTCAATATACGGATGTCATTCCACTTCTCGTTGCCGCCATTAAAGAACTATCCGCAGAAGTTGAAGCCCTTAAAGCCAAGGTCGGAGCATAATCATGTCAGGTACACTTCAGGCTTCAATTGTAAAAGATTCCGCGTCAGCCACCAGCAACCTTACATTGGATGCTAGCGGCAACGTGACGGTTGGGAACAACCTGACTGTTTCTGGAACGGGAAACACGTCATTTGGCGGCAACGTAGGGATTGGGACGACTACGCCCGGCTATACATTGGATGTTCGGGCAACAACAGGGTCCATTTCGGCAACTTCCAACACTGGGACAAATTACGCAAAACTTCAGTGCAACAATTCTGGCGGCTCTTACCAGTTCGGTATTGATAACTCCGCAGGGACAAACTTTGGTTCAGGAACTGCGTATTCCCGCGTTATTTGGAACGACAGTTCAACTGCCCCGACCATTCTATATACTAGCAGTACCGAACGTATGCGTATCACATCCGGAGGTTATCTGTGTGTAAATGCAACAACAGCTAATTATAACGGCATAATTGCAGCAAATTTTACAGGGGCATCACAAGTTGGCCTGTGCTTAACTAATACCTACGCAAGTAATTCTGGCAATTTTGTCGTATTTTCAAATTCCGCTGGTGGTACGGCAGGGTATATTTCGCAAACTGGGTCATCAACAATTTCGTATGTAGCAACATCTGATTACCGTCTTAAAGAAAATGTTGCACCAATCACAACTGGCTTGGCGACGGTCAGCGCGTTAAAGCCCGTCACATATGATTGGATTGGTGTTGATGAAAAAGGCGAGGGTTTTATTGCTCATGAACTTGCAGAGGTTGTCCCCCATGCTGTCGTAGGCGAAAAAGATGCCATCAACGAAGATGGCTCCATTAAACCACAAGGTGTAGACTACAGCAAAATTGTCGTACACCTCGTTGCCGCCATCCAAGAACTATCCGCAAAGAATGATGCACTTGAAGCTCGTCTATCACAACTGGAGGCTAAATAATGAACGTTTCTATCACTTTGACTGTTGAAGAAGCTAACTACGTCCTTGCTGCTCTGGGCGCACGGCCCTTTGTTGAAGTGGCTGACTTGATTACTAAGGTCAAAGCGCAGGCTGAATCGCAACTTTCTCCAAAGCCAACCGTACCCGACGAGGACTGAGGTGGATACGCAAGTCATATTCAACATTGCCGTCTCTTGCGGTGGGGGCTTGGCATTATGGGTGTTGAATGAAATGACGCGCAAAATCCAACGGCTTGAGGACAGGGTTGACGAGGCTCATCGCACGTTTGTCGCAAAAGATGATTACCGTACAGACATCAAAGAGCTTAAAGAGATCCTGAGCAAGATTTTTGACAAACTGGATAACAAGGCCGACAAATGAGCGACCACCCTCAAGGTTTTGACATTACCAAAATTGCCAGTATGGCGTTCCCTGTCATTGTTGCCGCAATCACATGGTTGATTTCTGGCATCAACGGTCTCCACATGGATGTACAGGACATTAAGGGTAAAATGCCCCTGCTGATCACGCCGCAGGGTGTGCCGACCGATAGTCCTCTTAGCGCAGATGCTCGATACAAATTGCGTGATGAAATTTACAAAGATGTGAACGATCTGCGTGTGCGCGTTCGGCTGCTTGAAGCCCAACTTGAAAGGATCAAGCCATGAAAATGTCTACCGAAAGCAGGCGCGATCTGCTCCAAAAGTTTGAAGGATGCAAGCTGAAAGCATACAAATGCCCAGCAGGTATCTGGACAATCGGCTACGGGCACACATCTGCCGCTGGCAATCCAGAGGTCACGGAAGGTTTGGTAATCACGCAGAATGAGGCCGAAAACATTTTGGCCAAAGACCTGTATTCATTTGAACGGGGCGTGTTGGCATGCGTCAAGGTATCCCTAAGCCAGCACCAGTTCGACGTTCTGGTGGATTTTGCCTATAACGCTGGCCTCGGTGCCTTGCAGAAATCCACCCTGCTGAAGAAGATCAATGCTAGCGACTTTGATGCCGTTCCCGCCGAATTGATGAAATGGACCAAAGGTGGCGGCAAAGAATTGCCTGGCCTCGTTCGTCGTCGTCAGGCTGAAATTGCATTATGGTCAAAGGTTGAAACCCACTCAGTTGAAGAACCAGACCACCGTGCCGAGCCAGACGCGCCGCCTGCCAAGACTATGTTGGACAGCAAGCAGGGCAACGCAGCCCTTGCCACGACCGCTATTGGCGGCTTGAGTGCTGCCAAAGAAGTCACGGCGCAAGTGCAGGATGCGTCCGACCTGATGGGCACAATTACTGGCCTCCTGCACAACCAGAACTTCCTGCTGATGGTAGGTCTTGTTGGTCTCGGCTGTGCAATCTGGTATTGGCGCAAACAACACATGGATGCCACAGGACAATGATCGCGTTCCTGCTTACACCAATTGGTCGGTATGTTGCTATTTCCGTGGTTGTTGTAATCACACTAAGCGGCGTCTATTATAAAATACGCGCAGATGCCATAGCCGAGGTTGAGGCCGCAGCGCAGGCAGACGTTCTGAGGAGGACGCAAAATGCAATACATGCTGGCGATAGTGTTGCTGACGATCCTGCCAAGTTGCGCGAGCGTGACAAGCACCAGCGCGACTAACGGTGCCGTCTGTGAAGTGTGGGGCGATATTTCTTGGTCAACCAAAGACACCGACCAGACCATCAAGGACATCAAGGTTAATAACGCTCGCCGAGATGGGTGGTGCAATGGGGCGCGATAAGTGTTACAATGCGCCAATAATGGAGTTTTCCAATGACCACTGGGCTGACTTACACGACATATAAAACTCAGATTGCCACTATGGCTGTCGTTGAGGAAACAGACCCTGCATTCGTTATTATACTTCCGCAGATGTTGACCTACGCCGAAAACCGCATTTACCGCGATCTGGACTTCATGTTCACTTCAACATCGGTTACAGGTTACCAGTTTGCGGCTGGCAATCGGCAATTGACGATCCCGTACAATCTGGCAGATGGTTCCGGCAACTTTGTCGTAAGCGAGCAGATCAATGTCATCACGCCTCTCGGCACGAGCGACCCCGACTTGGGAACACGCACTCCCCTGCTGCCTACTACAAAAGAATTTCTGGATGCCGTTTATGGTGCCTCGACCTATACAGGTGTGCCGCAGTATTTCGTGCCGTTTAATGACAACTTGTTTCTGGTAGGCCCGTTTCCTGATGCGGCTTATTACGTCGAAGTTGTCGGCACCTATCGTCCAAACAGTTTGTCAGCCACTAGTACATGGAACGGCGTGACGGGTACGACATTCATCAGCACCTACTTGCCGGAAACGCTGATTATGGCATCAATGGTCTACATTTCGGCCTACCAACGCAACTTTGGTCGTATGAACGACGATCCGCAGATGGCACAATCGTATGAAGGCCAGTATCAGGCTTTGATCAAGTCGGCCATGTCCGAAGAAAACCGTAAGAAGTTTGAATCCGCAGCATGGTCGTCACAGTCAATTGCGGCTTCTGCAACGCCATCGAGAGGCTAAAACATGCCTCATGCATCATTTAAAGTTATTCCTGGGGTCGATACCACCAAGACACCCGCGCTTAATGAAGCTGCCATTTCCGAAAGCCAATTGGTCCGGTTTATGCCAGACCGCACATTGGGCGGCTTGGTACAAAAGCTCGGCGGCTGGACAAAATACATACAGGCAAAAGCTGGTTCCGTAGTCCGAAATTTGTGGGCGTGGGAAGATACCAACGCAAATTCATACCTAGCAATTGGCGCAGAAGGCAAGGCACCCATTGTCGTTACAGGTGCATCCGGCAACGGCACCAAGGCTACTTTGACATACACAGGCCCATTTACGTTTGTGCCTGGCTATCACATCGTTGTCAGCGGGATGAACCCAAGTGCCTATAATGGAACTTATGCAGTTACTAATAGCACCAATAGTTCTGTTTCTTTTTTAAGCGCAACGACATCTGCCTTTGTCTCTGGGGGCACTATTGAAGGTGGCGGCGGCTCTTTAACGATTGCCACAAATGGTGGCATTACAGACATCACGCCGCAAGCATTAACAGGAAATGTGGCCGTTAGCTTTACAACTGTGACTGGCTCTAATGCTGTTAAGATCACTTTGGCAGGTAGCAACGCACAAAACATTGATGCTTTTGACATTCAAACTCAAGTTAGCGTTGGCGGTATTGTGCTGTTTGGCCTTTACCAATGCTATGCCAATTTAACCAATGATTTTTACATTTACTCATTTGATTATGCCGGAGACCCTAATCTTGCAACATCGTCTGTAACAGGCGGCGCAGTTCCTAGTTACACGACAATAGTCGATAATAGCTCGGTAACAGTCACCCTGAATAACCACACATATGGTGTGGGTGATACGTTTGCGGCTTTGGTTGCTACTGCCGTGGGCGGTGTGACAATTTACGGAAATTATACAATTCTAACAGTGCCAACCGCAAATACGTTTACCATTCAGGCATCTATTCTTGCCACATCAGCAGCGACAGTTTCTGAAAATAGCGGTCTGTTGCATTATGTGTTTTACCGTGGGATCGGGTCCACTTATGGCTCAGGCGGTTATGGTGCGGCGGGCTACGGTGTCGGCGGATATGGCACAGGGACAACTGCAACAAACGCTTCCATCACAGGGACACCCATCAATGCAATAGACTGGTGCCTTGATAATTGGGGGCAAGTTCTTATTGCCAATCCGTTGAACGGGCCAATTTATCAGTGGAACCCAAGTTCGGGCAGCATTCTAGCAAATGTCATTGCCAATGCGCCTCCTGTTAATGCCGGATGCTTTGTTGCCATGCCACAACGGCAAATTGTAACTTGGGGCAGCACAAACACAGGCATCGGCGACCCTCTTTTAATCCGCTGGTGTGATGTTAATAATTACAACGACTGGATTCCCACATTAGTCAACCAAGCTGGCAGTTACCGCATTCCCAAAGGGTCCAAGATTGTCCAATGCATTCAAGGGCCACAGCAGGGGCTTGTTTGGACTGACCTTGGTCTATGGGCGATGCAATATGCAGGACCGCCCTATGTTTATCAGTTTAACGAACTTGGTAACGGCTGTGGCTTGATCGGTCGCAGGGCAGCAAGCTCGGTTAACGGCGTTGTCTATTGGATGGGCCAGAGCCAGTTCTACCGCCTTGCAGGTAGCGGCGTTGAACCTATTCAGTGCCCCGTGTGGGATGTAGCTTTTCAAGACTTAGACACCACACAAGTTGATAAAATCCGCGTTGCGCCAAACTCACGGTTTGGGGAAATCTCGTGGTATTACCCAACGGCTGGCAACAATGGTGAAGTTAGCCACTATGTTAAATACAACTTCATATTGAACCAGTGGGACTACGGCACACTAGGCCGCACGGCATGGATTAACGAATCAGTGCTTGGGCCGCCTATGGGGGCTGACCCTGTAACGACATACATCTATCAGCATGAAACAAGCCCAGATGCTGATGGCCAACCTATGACATCGTACTTCCAGACGGGCTACTTTGCTTTGACCGAAGCCAATGTCAAAATGTTTGTTGACCAAGTTTGGCCCGACATGAAGTGGGGTTACTATGGCGGAACGCAAAGTGCCAACGTGTTGTTGACATTTTATGTAACCGACTATGCCGGACAAACACCGACTGCATACGGCCCGTATACGCTGACACAAGCAACCACCTATATCACACCGCGTTTCCGTGGTAGGTTGGTGTCCATTCGGGTTGAGAGCAACGACATCGGTTCTTGGTGGCGCATTGGTAATACTCGGTATCGTGTGCAGGAAGATGGGAAGTACTGACGATGGCATCGCTTGACGACATCCTCACTACGCAGAAAAACGGCGTTGTTGCCATTAACGGCCTGCGTGGGCTGTTGCAGACCATTTCAGATAACCTCGTTATCATTGCTGGTAGCGCAGGTAATACCTATCCATCGACTGTAAGTGCGACCATTGCGGCGTCCACCACCACATTAGTAGTGGCTGGAACAGGAAAAGTGTTTAGCGTGTCCATTCCTGTCCATGCAGGGTCTGCTCAGGTATATATTTATGACTCTGCGACAACTGGTGGCATAGCGGCAACAAACCTGATCTATGCGTCCCTGCCATCCAATGCCGCATCATTTACGCCATACCAAGACGTTCGGTTGCCATATACTAGAGGCATTGTACTAAAAACTGATGCTGGAATGAACTTCTGCGTTGGCTACACACCAAATTGACGAGGACGCTATGCCGCTGAAATCAGGAAAATCTCAAGCAACCATTTCCGGTAACATTTCCGAGATGGTTCGTGCTGGCCACCCTCAGTCACAGGCAGTTGCTGCGGCTCTTAATAAGGCGCGTCAGGGGCATGCTGGCGGGGAACGCGTCGTCCCTGCCGAGGATGACTTGATCTATGGCATGGCGCAACAGAAGTTTAAGTTTCCACGTTCGCGGTTTGAAGCTGGTCCAGCAGGTGATGCCCAGTATCAGCGATACATAGGCTATCATGCTCAGTTTAATTCTCCAGCCGCAAATGAACCAAGCATTAAAGACAAAATTAAACAAATTTTGTTGCCTAATCAGAAAACTGAACAACCACCTGTTGCGGCAGGTGTAGTTGGTGCTATGCCTGTGGATAAATCTGTAGCCGAAAGCTACAGAGGAACAGCAACTCAAAATGAACCTCCTATTGGAACTCCTTCTTTAAGAGGTATGCCAGCAAATGTTTTGGATTACGAAAAACCTCATGATTATGCTCCTAATTATGGCGATCTAACCCTTTCTCCCGATGCTATATCTCCAATGCCAACGCAGGGGCAGCAAACCCAAGCCCGTGTTCCTACCCCTGTAGCGCGTTCTGCGGCATCTAGTGCAGCACCAGCGGCGCAGAGCGATACTAGCGGCGGGTTTTTTAGCAAATTGTTTTCCCCTAATTACGACAAAGATCGCCTTGCTAATTACAGGAGCGATTCTGTCATTCAGCGCACAGGCGAAGGTGGCACGGAATCCGCGTTGGATTTTGCCCGTAATGCCGATATTTATAAAAAGCGCATAGCTGACACCGAAAACTACGCCGATGGCGGCGCAATCATTGAAGCCCTGCGCCGTTCGCGTAAACACTACGAAGATGGCGGCAAAATTCTTCACCGTAAACACTACGAAGATGGCGGTGGGGGCAGTGATGGCGGTGGTGGCAGTGATAGTATTGCTAGTGGGAGCGGTGCTACACCTGCGGTTGAGGACATTGCAAATGCCCCGCAAGAACCCGTATATCAATACACACCTGTAGGTACGGACCCAACCCCATACATTGAATTCGACCCGTCAAATTATCAAGATTTTGGCGCAGGGCAAAGCGCGTTTGGTGCTGGGCAGTTCCAAATGGCACAAGGGCCGCAATCAGGATTTGGAGGCGTTGATTTTTCTCAATATAGCTCGCCTCAATCTGCCATGCCTGATTTTGGTACGCCTCAACCTCAAATGAGCGTTCCACAATTTACACCAACAATGCCTGATTTTGGTACGCCTCAATCTCCCGCAGCACCAGCCGCACCAATGGCTAGAGGTGGCACCACAACAACCACAACGGTTGAAGGCGCAATTATGCCTCATGCTGGCCCGATCCATAGCCAAGTGGCGGGTCGTACAGATCATTTGCCAATGCATGTAAAATCAGGAAGCTATGTCATCCCTGCGGACATCATTTCGGCTATGGGCGAAGGCAACACGATGGCCGGATTCCGTCAGGCCAAGCGTGTATTCGGCAGTGAACCTTACGAGCAGGCTTCTCCTGAGCCATACGCACAAGGCCCATCTCCCTACAATCAAGCATCACCTGAGCCTTATGAGCAGGGTCCAGACCCTTATGGTGCAGAAGAGCCATCCAAGGCCGGGGGCGGTGGAATCACATATGATTTGGTCCCAATTGTTGCCGCAGGCGGCGAATATGTTATCACTCCAAAGCAGGTCGCTGCTATTGGCAAAGGCGATCTTGATGTGGGGCATAAAATTCTTGATGCCTTCGTCAAGAAAACTCGCGCTAAGACAATTGATACATTGAAAAAACTACCTGGCCCAAAAAAGGATTAAATGATGACAGTTCGCCTTGGCGTACCAGAAGATGAAGATGCTCTTATTGAACTCTCAATGAGGGCTTGGAATGAAAATGGGTTCATGGATGTGAACCCAGAAAAAATGAGAGCGATGATTCGGCCCGCTCTTTATTTGTGGCAAGGTCTCATTGGTGTCATTGGCCACCCCAATGAAAAAATAGAAGGTGCGATACTACTCCGAATGACACAGGTATGGTATAGTGACTCTTGGCTTCTAGAAGAAAAGGCAGTTTTCGTGGACCCTGACTACCGTTCAACATCCGCAAGATCAGATGGACAAACGCGCAGTCATGCCAGACTTCTTGTCGATTTTTCTAAATCCGTTGCTGATAGTCTTGAGATACCGCTGTTGATCGGGGTTTTGTCAAACCACCGCACAAGTGCTAAAGTACGACTTTACGAACGCCAACTCGGCGCACCTGCCGGAGCCTTCTTTCTCTATGGGGCAAAGACAGGTCATGAAAATATGACGGAGCAATAATATGGGCGGCGGCGGCAAAGGCGGTAGTTCAACTCAAACTGTGACCATCCCACCAGAGGTTTTGGCGCGGTATAATGCTGTTAACGCTCGTGCAGAAGGCGTGGCTCAAACGCCATTTAAAAAATATTCTGACGATCCAAACGCCTTTGTCGCCGGACTTACCCCAACGCAGCAAGCTGGTATTGCCAATACAAACGCTGCCGCAGGCACTGCACAACCTTATTATCAAACCGCTACTCAAGGATTATTGGGAGCGCAGAATCAAGCCGCAGGTGCCATTAATCAGGCTTACGGCGATGTTGGCGCGGCTCAAAATGTAGGCAATGCTTACGGTAATGCGGCCACAAATTCTTACAATCAAGCAACAGGCGCGTCCCAACCTTACTATCAAGGTGCTACACAAAACATAGCAAATTCGCAGAACATAGGTAATGCCTATGGCAATGCAGCCACAAATTATACAGTTGCAGGCGGTCAAGCCGTCAATGCAGGCGATTTGCAAACTGACCGTTATTTTGACCCATTTGCGCGGACAGTAGCAGGAACAACATATGCCGCGTTGCAGCAGCAGCAAGGGCAAGATCGCGCTCGGCTGGCTGGTCAACAGGCTGCGTCAGGCGCATTTGGCAATGATCGCACTGGTTTAGAACGCGCTAATTTGGCCCGTCAGCAGACATTGGGTACGGCTCAAGCTATTACGCCAATTATGTCGCAGGCTTACCAGAACGCTCAACAGACGGCTCAACAGCAGCAGGGTGTCGGGCTAGGTGCCGCTCAAGCCAACCGTGCAGCATTGGCTGGCGCGGGCCAGCAACTTGCAGCATTGGGCCAGCAACAGTATGGGCAAGGAATGACCGCCGCTCAACAACAGGCAGCTATTGCCCAACAAAAATTTGGCCAGCAAATGCAGCTTGGTCAGGGTTACGGTAATTTAGGCCAACAACAATTTGGTCAGGGTATGACTGCCGCTCAACAGAGAGCAGCCCTTGGTAACCAAGCATTTGGCATGGGTGCCACTTCCGCTCAACAACTTGCGGCTCTCGGCACGGGGGCGCAGGCGGCAGGATTACAGGGCGCACAGGCTCAACTTGCGGCGGGTCAAATCCAACAGCAGACCGAGCAGGCTGGCAAAGCTGCGAAATACAACCAGTTTTTGCAGGAGCAAGGTTATCCGTTCCAAGTTGCTCAGTTCTTGGCAAACATTGCCGAGGGCACTGGTGCATTGTCTGGCTCAACCACATCGACATCGCAGGCATCTGATGAACGCCTGAAAGAAAACATAAAGAAGATCGGTGAAACCAACGATGGTCAGCCGATTTACAAATACAACTTCAAGGGTAGCCCAACCACTCAAATTGGTTTGCTTGCTCAGAACGTAGAGAAAAAGCATCCTGATGCTGTTGGCAAGGCCCCAGAGGGCTACAAAACTGTTGACTATGACAAGGCCACTGAAAGCAGCGAAGGTGGCGGCGTTCACCCATCTAATGCGCGTCAAGGGTTTGCTCTTGGCGGCAGTGACGCTTTTGACCCCATCATGGTCAAGGATTTGTTGCGCCGTCAGGTAGAAATGTACCAGCAGCAGGGGACGCCAGGCGGCGGTAAATCGCCAGGCGCGGCTGGTTATATGCCTGCCCCCCAACAGTTACCCGCAAACCTTTCTATTGCTCGCCCTGCTGCTCCTCCGCCAAAACAGCCAAGCGGATTTGCCGAAGCGGCGCAGACTGGCCGGACTATTTCTGAAGGTCTTGGCATGGCTGAAGGGGCCAAAACAAAACTGTTTGGTGGGACTGATGCTAAAGGCAAACCAGTTGCTGGTTGGCTTGACCGCAGTGACGAAGCCAATGCATTGCGCGATGCTCAAGATGCCGCGAAAAAGAAAATTCTTGAGGCTACCCTTAAAGGCGAGGCTCGTGGCGGGTTGATTACTGGGCCACGCATAGGTTACGCCGCTGGTGGCTTGCCATACGGTGAAGAAGATGCTGTTAAAAAAGGTTATATGGGTCAAATCTCGTATGACACGCCAACTCCGATCCAGTTAAAAAATCAACAAGATGCCATGCGTTCCGGCAAGTTAGCTGATAGCCCGCAAAGTGGTCTTGGCGAAGCCGCAGGTGCCGCGTCCAAATTGTACTCCACTGGAAAAATGGCCAGTGCTGCTTATGACAAAGCCGCTAGCATGCTCAGTGGCGCAACACCCGCTGGTGAACTTGCCACTAAATACCCTATCGCCCCCACGGGCACACCTACGCCTCCTGTCCGCCCTGAAGGTCTTGGTGGGACTTCGCCCAATCCTCTTGCTGACATGCCATCCGCAAACGCAACGCCTGTTTCGCATACTGCGGCGGCAAACACTGCTGAAGGTTTCCATATTCCAATGGGAGCAACTCCAGCCGCTGAAGCCGCTCCCGTTACTGAGGGTCTTGGTGCCGCTGCTGCACCAGTAGCAGAAACCGCTGCCGCTGCTGCTCCCGTGGCCGAAGGCTTGGCCGCTGCCGCACCTGTTGCAGAGGGTCTTGCTGCCGCCGCACCTGTTGCCGAAGCTGGCGCAAGTGCGCTTGAGTTCTTGCCGCTCTTGTTCCTTAAAAACGGGGGCATGGCAGGGCGCGAACACCATGATGGCTCCGAAGGCAACGTGGTTGGTGAAAGCGCAACACCTGAATTTGATAGGTTGAAGCGCGAACGTCTTGAGGCCGAAGCTGCCGCTGCTGCCGAAGCCCCTGCCCCAGAAAAACGCACGTTGGGCGCGTATAAGAAGGCATCTGAAGTTGCGGCTGGCGATGATGTCTATGCCCAGCTTCATCCTGAGTTTGGACCAAAGTTCCGTCAGTTTATTGAGGAAGCAAACCGCCAAGGCATTCCTATTAAACCTGGGTCATTGTATCGCACCCCGCAGGAACAGGCTGGTCTAGTTGCGGATAAAGCCGCCAACCGCCGTGGCCAATACCAAGGGTTGCCTGTTGCAAACCCGTACGAAAGCCCACACAATTACGCGATGGCAGGTGACTTTGCTGGGTACAAGCCTGAATACCGTGGGAAACTAGGTGAAATTGCCAAAGGCATTCCCGGCATGGTTTACGGCGGTGATTTTAACGACCCAATCCATGTGCAACTTGGGCGCAACCACGGGCAGTTGAAGAACCTTGCTTATGACGAAAACGGCAAGTTTAATCGTGAGTTTAAGTTACCAGAAGGGTTCCTGAGCGGGGATCAAGCCACAGCTTATATGCCACAAGAAGGTCTGCCTTCTGTAGTCAGGGATGCCTTCAAAGGCGTCAAAGACCTCCCCGATACGGTCAAAAGCGGCCTTGGTTCTGCCAAGCAAACTCTCAGTGATGCGGGCGATTATTACACTTCAAACCGCGAACATATCATTCCGATCCTCTCTGGGTTGGGCACATTGCTGGCTTCTAGCAAGCCTACCCATGGTCAGGCCATCGGTGAAGGTCTTGTAGGTTACGCTGCCTCCGCTGGTGATATGATGAAGCGGGCTGCTGATGTTAAGAGTACTGAACAAACGACAGAAGCGACGCGGGCTGAAACGGCCAACAAAGCATTCTTGGTTGATCCCACCACTGGTGTTGCGCGTGTCCGTTATATTAAACCCGATGGCACATATGGTTATATGTACGAATCGGAATACCGCGCTTTGCCTCCAGAACAGCGTGATGCGGTTAAAATTGATCCTGATGCCCGTAAGCAGATGGAAGAACATATTGCTTCCAAAGGCGCAAAAACTCCTGCAAGCACTGGCCTAGTTCCTCCTCCTACGGGCACAACTACAACTGCTGGAACAGGCACTGGTCTTGTGCCATCAGGCACTGCAAAACCTTCTGCAACACCATTTGATGTTTCAGACGAGGATCGGTCTGCGGCAATCAAAGAAGCACAGAAGTATGCTACGAACCCCAATAGCGCGAAGGCTAACGTTACAGACGTATTTGCTCCTCAACAGAAAATAGCCGAGGGTGCGCGTCAGCAGGAACGTCTGCTGCATGAATTTGGTGCTGGTCTTTCGGCGTTACCAAGAGAGAAAAGTTTGTTGGTTACTGGTTCAACAAGTGAAGGTGCAATTAAAATAGCTAAAGCATTGAACACTGTTGTTCCTATGGTTGGTGGCCAAGCGGTTGTTAATCCTGCTGATGTGACAACTGCCGAAAACGTGCGAAAAACTCTTGAGCAGTTAAAAAAGAACGCTCAGGACAGCGGCAATTTGAAAGCCCTTGGCATTTACCAAGCTCTTGAAGAATCGCTTCCTTCGTCAACGCAAACTTTTGGCGGTGCGGCAAAGAACTTTTCTCAGGCAGCAGTCAACACTCGCCGTGAAATTGATAAAGACAATTATTTCAATCAGTGGCGTAATGCAGCCGCTGGACCAACTGGCAAAGAATATGTTGAAGTTGCCAATCGCACGGGAACTGGTCTTGATGAGCGATTCAACAAAAAGACCGCCGCTCAATATGAAAAGGAAATGGCGGCTCTTCAAAAAATGTACACCGAATATGTGCCAGGCACCAAAAGCGATTCGGGCCGTCCAATGACATATTACCAGTTTCTGGTGAAACACGCCGCTGAACTAAGCCCCGAAGAGCAACAAGTTGTAGCCAAAAAGTTTGGCGCACCGCACATCCTTCGTTACTTCCCATCATCCGGTCAATAATAGGGGCACCCAATGGCTGAACCGAACAGAAAACTTTTGACCGACGAAGACATCTCTAGGCCTGATACGCCCAAAGAAAGGGTTCGGTTGGGCTTGCCAAGCGGCCCCGTTGGAACTGACCCCAACGCTGGAAACGTGCCACAGACCCCAATTGATTATGAGGACGTTGCTCGGTCAATGGCGGGGCAGGGAACTCTTGGGGTCACGGGGTCTGTACTTGGGTTGCCTGGCTCCGCTGGTCAACTTGTCGATCTAGCTAGAGAGAAGGCGCTAGAGTACGGCGTTGCAAAACCCGCTGAATATTTTGGGTTGCTTCCAGAAGGAAAAACCGCAAAGGATTTGATCAAAAGTACTAAAGAACTTGGCGAAAAAGTTTCCCCTACTACTTCTGCCGAGCAAAGCGGTGATGTAAACAAAAGTTTTGGCATTCCATTCCCAACTACTCAGGGCGTTGAAAAAGTTGTTGAAAAGGCTTTGCCTTATACACAGTACGAAGCAAAAACCCCAGAAGGCGAAGATTTTGGAGAATTAACTAAAAAAGGGACTGGGTTTGCAGCAGGCCCAGGCGGTCCATTAAAATGGCTTGGTCGTTCCGCATCTGGCGCGGCTGCATCTGTGCCTGCAAAAGCATTTGCTGAAACGCAAGGCGATGCATGGACTGGCCCCGCTGGGCAAGTGTTGATTGAATTGCTTGGGTCACACGGCATCAATTCGTTGGGGGAGGGATTTCGCACAATTTTGCCTTCTACCTCCGCACAGCAGAAAATTGTTGATTCGTTGGCCGCTAACAAAGCCAATTGGAGGATGACACCGCAACAGATTGAAGAAGCCGCCGCCAACGGGACTCCAATTTCTGTTTGGGACTATGCTGACGATAATACTAAAAAAATGCTCATGGGTTACGCCGGAAAATCTGGTGATGCTTCCGATGTGGTAGCAGGATTTACCCGTGAACGTGGTTCCGCATTGCCGGAAACTCAAAAACGTGTCGGTGATTTTTTAGCGGATACATCTAATGGCGGGTTTCCAGTTGGCGTTGCGCCGCATGCTGATGCCGCCAATCTGTCCAACAAATTGTTTACAGATGATGTATATGCTTTGGCCCGTAGTATGCCCGCGGCTCAAAACATCCCTATCCATGCATTCCCTACCAGTGTGAGAAACAGCAATGTTTTTCAAGAAGCCGTCAATGATGTCACTTCCTACATCCAGCAGAATAATCTCCCCATAAAATACCCCCAACGCATTCAATATCAGGGCGGGACTGCAATGACTGGCGGCGACTTGTCTTTTTGGGATCAAGTCAAAAGGCGCATGAAAAGCACTGAGGATGGCCTTGCTAGGGATGATCAATGGGCAGCAGGAAATATTGCTGAAAATCGCAAACAACTTGTTGATGTGTTAGATACCCGCATTCCAGATTATGCTCGTGCAAGAGGCGCGGCTATTGAAGGTTATGGCGCACAAACGGCTCCCGAAATGGGCATCAAAGCATTTGATACTTCTTTAAGCCCTGCCAGCGGCAAAATTTTGGAAAGAGCTGATTTGGAAAAACAATTTGATTTGATGTCCAAAGGTCAAAAAGAACTTTTCACTCATGGGTATTTGTCGGCTTTGAACAATAAAATTCAAACCGGAAACATCTCGTCAATAGCCGACCAGTTTTTGAGAAACCAAAATGCTGTGGAGACAGGGAGGGCCATTCTTGGGGTCAACCAATTTGACGCTATTCGAGGCAAAATTCTTGCTGAAAACATCCGTTTGAAGTCAGGTGCGGCTTCCCCAATAGCAGACCAAACTAATATGCTTACACAAGCAGGAACTATTGGTTTTGGTGGAACGGCTGCGGTTGAATCACTTATAAATTCTTTTATGCAGGCTCAGTTTGTTGCTCCGGATTTTACTACCGCTTTAGTAGGCGCAGGGGCAAGCGTAGCTGGTAAAGCAGCACTGGAAGCCCGCGCTCGTTCTGTTGCAGAAAGAATGGTTCCTCTGGCGTTCTCCGAAAAGCCAACGGATGCCATTCGGTTGTCCCGCTTGGCCGATCAAAGCCCGATTGCCAAGGAAATGCTGAAGTCACTGAATGCCAGAACGCAGTCCATCGAAGGTGCCACAAGCGAAGAAGAACCACAACGCGCTGCTGGGGGCCGCATAGGACGCTCCACAGGCGGCAAGATTCATGTTAACTATGATGTAGAGGCCAACAAACTCCTGAGCCGTGTGAGTGCCGCTAAGAAGATGGAAGAACACAACACCGAGCGGCTTTTGCAAAAAGATGATACAGTGATCGCCAAAGCCCTCGCCAAAGCTAACAAGGACATTTAATCATGGTCTCCTCGTATACCCCCAATAAGAACATCGAGCAGCCATCAAACGGTGCCTACGTTGATACTTGGAACGTCCCAGTCAATGCGGACTTGAGCATCATTGACTCCGCGTTCGGAGCGAACATTAGCTACAATGCCACTGCTGGATCGCAGACCTTAACGTCAGGCATATCTGACACCTACAGCTACATTCCATTGTTCATCAAAGTCACAGGAGCCATTACGGCCTCCGTGACGTACACCATCCCATCGACGGTCGGCGGGCAGTGGATCGTCTACAACACAACCACGGACGCCACAGGTGGGCCTAACACCATTACGTTCGCATCAGGGGGCGGCGGCGCAGCAGTCGTTGTCCCGCGCCTTACGGTATCCAGCATTATCTCTGACGGCACAAACGTCTATTTCGTATCATCTGGAGCAAGCGGCGGTGCGCTGGTGCCAACTGGTGGGGGCACCAACAAAGTTTTCTACCCCAATGATCAGACCGTAACAGACAGCTACACCATGTCGTCGTCACAGAACTACGGCACGTTTGGGCCTATTTCAGTTAATACAGGCGCGACTGTTACGATTCCATCTGGGGCAACGTGGACGGTGGTTTAGGCTGATACACGATCTTGCGGTGGTGTTCGCACCACCACGATTTTGGTGCCGTTGTGGTCTCCTTGCAATACAGACCGTCATCGCCGATCCAGCGGCAATGCCTCAGTGACAAGGTGAGGATATGGGAAAGGCCGCTTTCGCGGCCCTTCTTTTTACGCTTGCTGGTCTGGCACAAGTTTCGCCGCCATTTCTTTGATTAATGTGTCTTCAACGGAATCCAACATTTTCTTATCAGAGTTTTTACGGGAAAACCGCCCAGAGATCGCGGCCAGTGATGCCATTTTGATGTAGGTGTCGTCGTCCACCATTTTAAGCGATATTTTAGCCTCCTCAAAGGCCAATTGTATCTGAGACACCTGATACTCGTTCAGGGCAAAGTTGAGCTTCTGTGAGGCTCCTACGGCTGCACGATTGTACAGGGTGTCGATGTTGCCATATGCGTCACGGGTGCGAGTGATTGTGTTTGCTGCGCCTGCCAATACTTCTTCAAGTTCCATTTTCCATTTCCTCATATTTTTCAAAATTATCGAACGAGATTTCCCGAACGATGTATTCATCCCGCTTCGCGGAATACCGAGCGATCTTGATCTCGTCATAGTGCTGCGCGGCGTAGAACGTCATCATTCCAAAAATGACGGCATCGCCAAAGAACACCATGATGTCCTGATCTGGATCGAAGTTCTCCATTGCCCGAACAATCGCGCCCTCGTAGTGGTGGGCATGTTCCAGCGTACACATATCGTCGAACATCGGGGACAGGCAGATATAGATGATCTCGTCCGCGATGCGATTGACTGGCTCCGCGCTGAACCGCCTGTTCGGGTTTGGTAAAAACGCTTTGCGATATTTCATTTTTTATCCTTAATATTTACCGAACGCCTGTTATCGGTCAGGCGTCCGTAATCGTCAAGGGTATGGCATATTCACCAGTGTGACCCCTCCCCAACTTAGACACACGCTCAACAACTATTTTGCGGTGAAGCAACTTGTGGCAAAGCCTACGGATGCACACAATGGTTGCCTGCCGCGACAGGCCGAGCAAATTATGGATAACATCCGCTGGCATGTTTCTGCCAGCATACGTCTTCATGGCGGTCAACATCATCTGTTCGCGTAAAGTCAGTTTCATGCTTTGGATTCCTGTGGTGGTTGCCAAACATACCGATATTTTACATTGCTAAAATAGCATATTTTGTCTCGATGCAGCATAAGAGCCATCCTTCCGTATTCTTCCTCAGTCATGCCAGCAATTTCCGCAGCAGACTGCATTGCTTTTGTCAGTCGTATACTAACAGGCTCGTAAACAAACCCATGTTTAGCCAGAACATCCTTCATATCTTTCAGGCTCTTTTTCCCGAAATTTGGAGTTCTGAGCATTTCAATATCTGTCATATCAACAACATCTCCCAAAGTTTTGAAATTTAAATTTAGTAAAGCATTTTTGGCTCGTGTGGAAAAACCAGCGGCTTCTATAAATATGGTGTTAGGGTCTTGCATTGTTACTCTCCAAAAAGTGAAGGGGGCCGAAGCCCCCTTGTTGTTATGCGAATGCAGGGGATTTGGCGACCACGCGAGGTGTGCAGGTCGGCTTGATAGCCGTAGCGTGGCACCGGACAAAATCTTCGTCCGACAGAAGGGTCTGGGCCAAATCTTTGCTGAAAGTGGTGGGGTAGGTCTTGGCGATCACCACATCAGCTTTGGTGCCTACGAAGACAGCTTCTTCGACGCCCTTGGCATTGACAGTGTAAACAGCGGCTTCGAGGAGCTGCTTTTTGATCGCGTCACGAGCCTTGGTCATTTCCTTGATCTGAGCGTCAATAGCGGCGAAGTCGTCGGTGAGAATTGCGAGGTTGGTCATTGGTCGTCTCCATCTAAAATTTACCAGCACCGTTGCTGTGACTCCTTTATACGACGAAAAGAAAACAACCGTCAACTGCTTTTTTCACTTTTTTTATAATTTTTTTTTGCCTCGTCGATCAGGGCTTTCATGTCGGTAGCACCCAGTGCTACCCAGTCAGGGCAGGCCAAGCCGCCCCACGCTCCACCGAAGCGCGGGTTTTCCTGATCAATGCACATGCACTTATCAAGACGGCACTGGCCATAGTTGGTCAGGACGTAGAATGGATCACTGTCCATTGCCAATTACCACAAATGTAGCAATCACCACTGAATAGAACAGGGCCATCAGGATGTAGCACACCCGATCTTCCTGTTCCTGCGTCAATTCACGCTGTTTCATAGCTCACATTCTCCACAAAACACTTTAAGCCGATCACATAGCCTTCGTTAACTTGAAACCAAGGGCCATCAACGGTTTTCTGGACGTACCACTGGTTGGTGTCCCAATTTTTCTTGAGAGCAACAATGTCCTTGCATGGCTTCATAGGTGCCGCCGCAAGGATGATAGCGAGGATAGGTGCGATCATTTATGCCGCTCCTTCATCATTGCATCGGCAATTTGATACGCTGTTCGTGCCGCCTCAACGCTATCAATTGGCCTTTGATACGCTGTGTTGGCCCCGACAACGTGCATCGCCGCCATTGCAAACTCATCGCGCAGGGTCTTGTTAAGTTGGGCATAAGCCAGTGATGTTCTCAGTTGGGCGATTTCATCATCTTTGGTCATTTCCGTTCTCCGTGTAAAAGTTCTGCAATTTCGTCAACGATCATTGCATTGGCGATAGAATACCGGACTTCCTCGTCGTCAATGGTTGTGTGGTTGAAGTAATCAGTCAGCACTCGCTTGTATTTGGAACATGCCATAACAATCGCTGTGTTTAGCAAATCCAAGTCTTGCTGATCGTCGGTGTCCACTGAATCAACAGCCTGCATGAACCGTATCCACTGATCTGCCGCGTACAACACATCGTCTTCTGTTACCTGATGCATTTTCATTTTCCTTTTCGATTCAAATCCAGTCATTATTCCATCGCCTTCGCTTCGATCAAATCAAGGGCCTCATAAAAATCATCGTCGTTATGGTCTGGGTTGTATTCCCGCATGTTCTCCAAAAACGCCTGCTCAATGGCATCTTTTTTAATCAAGGCTTCCAGATACAACCACTGGTAATCAATCATCTTTTCCATTCCCAAACTCCTTCACTGCTTGCTTTGCGATGTCCACCATCGTTTTGGTATCATAATGTTCATAATAGGCATCCATGATTTTCTGCATGTCGCCTAAAAGTCTCCGCAGGACAATCTCAGCCTCCTTGTCCAAAGGATCACCGAGAAATTCGTAACTTGATGAAAGTCTGTCAACGAGTCGCATTGATGCCGTGCAAAATGGTCGTGTGGTCACGATTGAACATTTTACCAATCTGCGGCAATGACAGCCCTTCGCGCTGGAGCATCGCCCATATTTTTCGGCGCGGCCCCTTCAAGTATTCTTTGCGAGATGACGACACCAGATCAAGCCACGGGATGTCACAATCCTCGACCATAGGGAGCACCAGAAGGCGCAATCGTGGCGGGATGCGGCAACCCTCCATCAGAACCTGCAAACGGCTGATCTCGGCCTCCAGAACGTGATTTGGCGCAGGTATATGCTCTGGCTCTGGTAATGGTGGCACCACCCTTAACGGGATTGGTGCCTTATTGAATTTTGCGCGAATGGCCGCATAATGCGCCTGTGGGTTTGCTGCATCGAACCCCATCACTTAATCCTCCAAATACGAACGCCACCTTCGACTGTCCGACCAGTGACGCGCTTAGGTTTATTATGATTGTGGAAATATGCCATTGATGTAGAAATCCTAGTTAGTTTCCCTTCAGGGACAAAAAAGCTATCACCCACTTTCATTTTAGCAAATGGGTATTTTGCTGATTTTTTACGAGGGAAACGCAGCTCTGGAGTAGGAATGCCTTTTTCGATTGCATATGTCATTGTCATCTTCCTTTTTCAGTTGGGGTTGTAGTTATTGCCGTAATATCCGCGAACGTATTCGCCGACTTCTTCTTCAATATAGCCGCTCTTGGAAAGAGCTTTGGCCATAGCGTCGAACAATTGACCGCCCGCGACCCAAGTGCCACTGCACTCATCTCTGGGATCGCCAGAGTTGCCGACAAAAACGGTGCCAGTGATTTTTTTAATCCACCATGAATCGTCGCTTTCAAATTCAGCAACGACCGTGCCGTCAAATAAGCATTCCACGCCAGCAAATTTGAATGAGAAATCGTAGTTGTCAAATTCCAGTTCGTCAGTGCGGGTGAGTTCAATTGTCATTTGTCATCTCCATTTAAAATCTAACCTTGAGATCATTATGCACATCTAATTTAGAAAGAAAACACTTTTTTTTCATTTTCTTCTTTTATTTTTTGTGCAGTAATTCGATCCAAAATTCCGAGCTTTACCAAGAAGTTAGTCATGGCGTCCTTGAATGGATCGTAGTCGCCGATGGCTGGCTGCACATCATCGAACCGAAATTTTAAATCGCCTTCTGGGCTGATAATGATTGCGCCACTAATTGAAAAACCGTTGCCAATTGGCTCTTTGCGGATTTCAATATGCTGTGCCAGTTCACCTTCTTTGGGCAGCGTATACATCAAACAGTCTCCTTACTTCTGCTTCTACAAGAGGCTGGATAGCCTCTGGCAATTTGTATAACGCAGCCTTTCTTAAATCTTTCTTAATCGCCAAAAGTTCGCAAGCCTTTTGATAAATTGGTAAACGAACAGCCGACTGTATCGCCTCTGGAACTTCACTGATCAGCTTCCTGCCTTCCATCACATCGGCTATCAGGTCGCTCGGCCTGTTCCAAGTATATGTGAAAAGCCCGCCAGGCTGCGTCTGCACCGAGCGCAATGCAGGTGAACGCCCCCGCTTTTTTGGCCGCATGTAAAAACTCCTGCTGTCCATCTTGCCATTGAGATTTGGTATGGTTCCGCCGCTTGATCTCGCAGACGAACGCAGGGGCACCGACAATGACCACATCGGCTGCACCTTTGGTCATTCCCTCGGATTTCTCCTTCATCGCCTGATAGTGCGTCCTTATGCCTTCATTCCGTGGGTGCAGGGCGATCAGCCCCCATGTGTCTGGATATTGGCGGCGCAGGCGGTTGAAAAACGTCACCTGCTCCATGCTCTCGGACGGGCAGTCGCCACGGAATGCCTGATCGCCATACACTTCAATGTCAGTCGGGAATTTCATCGTGCTTCCTGTTATACGCAAACACCTCATAGAAGGCGTTAGTTTCATTCTTCTGATAGGTGATTGTCTTTGGCCCAATGTCTTTTACCATTTGAAATTCAATATTCATATTTCGACCTTTTTGCCAATTTGGATTTACAGGAACCCAATAAGAAAACTTTCTGTATTCCGTTACTACATTAACTTTCCACATTTCGTTGCCGTTTTTGGAAACGGTTGGACGCCAATCAAACGCCACCACCCGATCCGTCTGCCTGCGTGTCGGGTCTTTCTTCATCGCCTTAAACTCAATACGCAGCTTCTCGTTCGGATCAACCAATTCGCCCTTGCATTCGTGGCAGTATCGAGCGGCTATGTCGTTTTCGGCTTCGCAGTGCGGGCACTCTTTAAACGTCCAGCGATATTCGCACCCAATAATTTCACCACCTGAAACAAACCTGTTTTGGCATCTACGCCCGTAATGAGCAGGCAAAGGCCCGTCAGTTGTTCCAATTTCTACCCCATCCAAATCGCAAAAATAACCAATCGCGTCGATCTGGTAACCATCGTTTGGACGAGCCTTAAACGTGTTTTCCGCGTTGCACAGAGGGCAATGACAGGTCACGAACTTAACGTCATCTGCCTTACTCTTCGCCCGAATGGTCGGCGTAAATATGTCGCCGTCTGGGCAGTGCCGTTCGAGGTTCTCGGCATAGTCCAGCACCAAGCAATCATCCTTGCCGTCAGACAAGCGCAGACCGCGACCGATGATCTGTTGGAGAAGCCCCACACTCTCAGTCGCCCGCAACATGGCGACCACATCCACATGGGGCGCGTCGAAGCCCGTGGTCAGCACCGACACATTGACCAGATACTTGATTTCCCTTGCCTTGAACCGCTCGATGATGTCCTTGCGCTCTTGCTTTGGTGTTTCACCCGTTACAATCGCAGATAGGCCCGCAGGAAGGCTGTCGAGGCACTCATGGGCGTGGCGCACGGTCGCGGCGAATATCATCACCCCATGACGGTCCTGCGCCTGTGCGACCACATCTGCGATGATGGCTGCGGTCTTGCGGCCCTGCCCGTGAAATGCCTGATCAATGTCGGCCTGATCGAACTGGCCTCGGCTGTTCAGTTCCATGCCAATCGTATGATACGCCTCGGCGTGGATGCCACCGACAATCGGCTTGGTCAGGTAGCCCTGCTCGATCAGCTCCCGCGCAGTGATCCGATCCACGCAAGCCTCAAAGAAAGTTTCTTCCAGCCGCTCGTGCTGGGCAACGGGCTTGCCATCTGCCCACTGGCTGAAAATAAAGCCTTCGTTCATCCGATAGGGTGTGGCCGTCATGCCGACCACCCGCAGACGTGGGTTCTTGTCGCGCATCGCCTCGATAATGCTTTTAATGGTTGGCGTAGTCCCGTGGCACTCGTCGATGATGACCATCGCAAATTGCTCGCCAAAGCGGGTGATCTTGTTCTTGACCGTTAAAGGTGTGCCGAACACCACAGGGTGCCGCAACGATTTTTCCCCGACCGATGCCGAAAATAGTGAGTACTCGTTACCAGTGGCCCCGTACTTTTCGCTGTTCTGCACCACCAGTTCCGCGCTCGGCGCGAGGCACAGCACATGCTTGCCCTGCGACATCTCGTGGATGGTCTGCGCCAACGACGCGATGATGTGGCTCTTGCCAGCCCCTGTGGCGGCTTCGATCAGGCAGGGTGCGTTTGTCTTACGCACCCAACCAATGATCGCGTCATGGGCCTTTTGTTGGTATGGTCTTAACATGCTCATCTATCCTTTTGCCGATCCATGCCATCACTGGCACGGCCATGCTGTTGCCAAGGGCTTTGTATCGAGGGCCATCAGCCGCCTTTGGTATGTCTGTGTAATCGTCAGGGAACCCCTGCAAACGCTCACACTCTTTTGGTGTCAGACGGCGGACTGCCATTTGTTGGTGTATAAACCGTTGTTGGGCAGAACCGCGACTTTCACGGGCCGAGTCCAATGTGGACATTACATCGCCAAGAGGCCGAACAATTCCGTCTGATGATGCGTATGCTATTGGTTGCATTACCGCCTGCGCTGCTCCTCTCCCATCCATGGTATATGCGCTACCATCTTCAAGGTATTCTTTGCCCTGAGGCCCTGAGGTTGCAGATCGTCCAATGCAATGGGGGTGAATGGCAATCGGTTGCGCCACGACATTCCGTTCAACCCCATTTCTTTCACCAGTCCCTTTGCTGTAGGACGCATCAAGGGTCGGGCTGGGGTCGTGCATGGGTTGCACTACGGCGGCATGGTGCCTTCTGGTCAGTGTATGATATACGTCATCGTCTGAAGGATTTGAAAAACTCATATTTGCTTCAAAGCCTATCGGTTGCACCAGCACGTTTTCGCCACCGTTATTGCGCCCCTGGGCAAAGGCAATGTCTGACACGCAAGGGTCTTGGGTGCCATGAACAATATATGGTTGCTCACAGCTTGAATTTAGCGTTGGCGCAAGACCGACATTGAATGACGCATTCGGCTGACCATCGCTAACACAAACCGGCTCCAGAATATGGTAGTCGCCGCTCAATGCCTCTTGATTGCCAAGCCACAACTTCGTGCCGACATTCGCCATCAAAGATGGAAAAATGTCTTTCCCGCTTCCCGTCCTGCGTTCTGTAGGAATACAAAAGTCTAACTCGTTGGCATTTCCTGCTGGTCGGTTGAGTCCGCCACCATTCGCAGTGATTGTTCCAGCAAGCTGGGGAGGTTCTTTCCCCTTTTCTCTGCTCGGCGGAGTATCCCGGCGCATGCCTTCGCGCTCAAAAAGAACCTCGGCGGGATCAAATCCGTCTCTAGCACTTGCGACAACGAACACACGCCTGCGGCGTTGGGCCACTCCGAAATATTGGGCATCAAAGACCCGCCACGCTGCTGATCTTTGGGGTCCAACAACCATACCAGCGTTTGTCCATTTTCCCCCTGTCGGGATGAGGGGGGAATCGTTTCCGACAAGCGCGGCAAGAAAGCATCCGAAAGCGTTGTCCTGAACTGAGAGGACACCGGGGACGTTTTCCCAGACGATGGTGCAGGGTCTATTAGGTCGAAGATTGTCAATTGCATCGGCCAGCCTCACAAATTCCAGTGTTAAATTGCCTCGATCATCATCCAGTGACTGCCGCAATCCAGCAACAGAAAATGCTTGGCATGGTGTTCCACCAACCAACAGATCGGCATCCTTGATAAAATCCATTTCACGCAACTTGGTGAAGTCGCCATGGCACGGCACATCTGGATAATGATGCTTCAACACCTTGCGCGGGAACGGTTCGATTTCACTGAAGGCAAGTGGCTGCCACCCCAAAGGATGCCAAGCCACCGATGCCGCCTCAATGCCACTGCATACAGACAGATATTTCATTTCCCCAACATCCAGTACTCGGTTGGCTTGCCACGGTAGGGTTCCAGATCGGCATCAGGCAGGAGGGCTTTAATCGCCTTGGAATAGCTGACTGCGCCGTCCTTCTTCACCAAGGTCAGCTTCCGCCCATTGATGATACTGTCCTTATGCCCTGCAATATTAACAATTTTTGTTAAAATTTCCTTCTTGCGGGTCTCGGCCTCTTCAATCTGTTTTGTCATGTCATCGTACTCGGCCAGCAACTGGCTTGCATTCAATTCAGGCCGCAGACTGTCAAGGTGCCGTTGGTAGTCATGTTCGCGGATAAACAGGTAGTCATCGTGAAACTCTTTTAGACGCAACAACCACTGTGTAACCAGCGGGCCATCAAACTCCACCCGCTCCAGCTTGGTGCCGTGCGGTGCCCATTGGAAGAAGTCACACCACTCCGATCCAGTGACAAACATTTGAATTTGCATCTGCGCGACATAGTGCGGTTGCTCCGCAGCGGTCTTGAACTCGCCGCCATTACGCAAGCCATACGGGCACTTGATCTCCACAAGGCCATCATCACTGATCACACCATCAGGACTGGCACCAAGCCAATCTTCAAACGTAACAAAACCAACATCCACAACTTGATTGCCTGTCTCCATCTCGTACTCAATCAACGCGCCAGCTTCGTGGTAGCTCCCATACGTTGTTGCCGCGTTGCCAGTGAACTCACTCGGCATGTCATGGTAATCACGCACCATGCGGCGCATGACATCATTGCGGGTGGTGTACGGGTTTACGCCAAGGATCGCGCCAACAGCCGATCCAGTGACACGGCCTTCACGCGCCTTGAACCATTCCGGCGTTCTCTGTTGCAGGTTTTTCGACATTGGCTTTACTCCTCAATTTGGTTAATTCTTTTTTCAGATTAGCATTTTCTTTTTCAAGTTCGGCAATCTGATCGTAGAGTATTTCGTTACTGATAATTTTGGCTTTGGCATATGCCAGTTCGATCCGTAGTGCTTTTGCGTCATCGTTCATTTTACATCTCCCATTTAAAGGTGGTGGGGGCCGTAACCCCCACCTGTTACTTAGAACGGCGCATCGTCGTCTTCAACGACCGTCCGTGTTGGTGCGGGCTTCGGTGCCGGAGCAGGCGCGGCAGACTTGCCGCCACGAGGACCAACCGCCGAAATCCAGTTGCCGGATTTTCCATTCTGCTCCCACAGCATGACCTTAATCGACATGGGCTTGTTCATGAGAGCCATGCCCAAAGCGTCATCGGTCGGTGCCTTGCCAGAAGCCATCAGCTTGCCGCCAGCATTAAAGTCGATAGCCGCCAACAGCCGCTTGTCCTTGTCGCGCTTCTTTGCAGGGTCTTTGTTCTCCGGCTTGTCATCATGCACCCACAACTTGTGGAACACCTTGCGGTTTTTGTAATCGTCAGGTGCTAGCACTGCCCAACGGAGAGAGATGTAGCGGTTGCCCGCCTGATCTTTGTCCCACTTTGCCTCATCAACGATGGCCACGCAGGTGGTGTCGTTGGGGATCGGCTCCATGTTGCCGCCGCCGACCTCAAATGTACCAGTAACGGCTTCGTCGCCGTCTTGAAAATCCCAAAAACTCATTTCACTTTCTCCTTTTTAGGTGCCGCAACCAAGGCAGGCACGATGTCAGCAAACGGATTGACGTTGGGCAGAACCGTCAGTGGCTCTGTGATCCCGTAGCGGTTCTTCGACACATTGGCCGCTGTGGCATAGGTGATCAAAACGCGGGTGCCATCAGAAATAGCCTTTTTGCGTTCGCCGTCACCAGTTGTGAATGTCTCCAGCTTCAGAAAGCCGACAATATCCACATCGTCCACATAGGCTGGCATGCTCTTGGCATGAAGCCGCAGCGCATAACGCATATAGGCGTCATCATCTGGCGGCTCTATCCGCTCCGTCTCCGCGTGGGCGATAAACACCGTGTTCATCCCACGACGATCTGCCAACAGTCCCGCTGCTTTACGCAGACGTGCATGCATGGCCGACACCGCATCACGTCCTGCGCCGTAACCACCCAGAGCCTGCTGAATGCCACGGGGCTTCTTCGGATCAGTATCCACAACATTCTGGATAAACATCCGCTCCAAAGCCGTTACGCTGTCGATGATCAATGTCTTGTACTCATGCGGCTCGTGAATAAGCCCCTTGAGCTGCTCCCACAGATCGTCCGCACCCTGCAACACAGGGAACGCATCGGGCCGCAGATCAACAGGCACAGCCTGCAAACCATCCTCGGCACGAATGACAATCGGTTTTGGGAAAGTTGCGGCAAGGGTGGTTTTACCCATGCCCGAATCACCACAAATGGTGACCAGTACTGGCCGATCAATCGGCTTCGCTACACTATCTAGAATGCCCATTGGCATCTCCTTTCTCTCTGCTACCCCTTGACGCTACTCCAGCAAATGTGCCAGTGTCAACACCGAAATGTGGATGGAGAACAAAAAAATGGAATTACTTGAAAAAATCAGATTGGCCTTGGCCGACCGAAAACTTGACAAGGTGGCCGCGCAAACGGGCCTACATGAGAATACTGTGAGGGCCATTGCATCTGGCAAAAACACCAACCCAACCTTAGCGACAGTGGAGAAACTGGCTGCTTATCTGTTCGGTGACAAACATGAAGTATCGTGAATTTTGGGAGAACGGCTATCACGTTTTCGGTTTGCATGGTGCCAACAAGAAAGGTCAATGCACATGTGGAAACCCTGACTGCCAAGCCGCATACAAACACCCGCTGACCAGCAACTGGCAACACACGCCACACTGGTCCGAGGATCAATTGGAAGTCATGGAAGAAACTGGCCAGTTTGCCACAGGCTATGGCGTACTGATTCGCGGCATGCTCGTGATCGACATCGATGCTCGCAATGGCGGTGTCGAATCAATGCAGAAGCTGGCGAATGATTTTTATTCGCTCAGGCAGGCTGGTCTCGTGGTCAAGACTGGATCGGGCGGCGGCTCTCGGCACTTCTATTTCAAACTGCCCGAAGAGATGGCTCTGGTTCAACATTTGGACCAATACCCTGGCATTGATTTTAAATCATCTGGCTTCGTGGTTGGGCCAGGTTCCCTTCACGCATCAGGCAACAGATACGAGGTGTCACATGGGTCCGTCGAAGAAATTGAAGATGCTCCTGACGATATTATCGCGCTACTTCGAAAGCCCGACCGTCATCGCGCCGTCCTCAACGGACTCACCGTCGATGTATCACACCAAGAACTGGCCGACATGCTGGCCTACGTCGATCCTGACACCGACCACGACACATGGGTCAAATGCGGTATGGCCCTCCATCACGCCTCGAACGGAACCGCCTTTGATGTCTGGGACAAGTGGTCAGCCAAAGGGGCAAAATACCCTGGGACCGACACGCTCCACAAACGCTGGCACTCGTTCGGTAAAGCCTCGAACCCTGTCACGTTGGGTACGCTCAAGCATCACGCAGAACAGGGTGGCTGGCTGGAGCCTGTCACGTTCACGCCGAACGAGGAGATTGAAGTCACAGATGCCAACGACACTGAAATCGACATCACAGGGATTGACCTTAAAAGACCACCTGGCTTTGTGGGCACCGTCACTGCCTTCATTAACAGCCAATGCCGATACCCCAGAGAAAATCTCGCGGTTGCCGCTGCTCTGACATCGGTCGGTAACATTGTCGGTCTGCGCTACGCCGATGCCGTGCAGGATGTCACCACAAACGTGTTCGCGTTCTGCGTGGCAGGGTCCGGCACTGGCAAGGAGGCCATCCAGCAGGCGGCACTTGCAATCCACCGCGCTGCCCGCATCAACGCCGCCGTGCATGGCAATATCAAGTCAGAGCAGGAAATCCTGCGGAACCTCACAGATCACCAATCAGCGTATTACATTATCGACGAAATCGGCATCATGTTGCGAAAGATCAAGAATGCTCAACAAAAAGGTGGTGCGGCATATCTCGATGGCGTGATCGGCATGCTGATGTCGGTGTACTCTAAAGCCAATGGATGGTTGCCTGTGACGGGCGACATGCGTAAGGAAGTTCGCAAATCACTCCTGCAAGAACTGCAACAGGTCGAGCGCAGGCTTGAAGAAAAACCAAGCCCCATGCTCGAAGCCCGTATTCCTGCCATTGAATACGCGATCAAGAGCCTCGACAACGGGATTGAAAAGCCGTTTCTGTCGCTGATGGGGTTCACAACGCCTGTGACGTTCGACGATCTGGTGGACTTCGAGAGTGCAACCAACGGGTTTATCGGTCGCGCACTGCTGTTCAACGAGCGTGAGACCGTGCCTGACGAAGTGGAGGACTTCGTGCGTCCACCGATGGATGAGCGGCTGGCATTGGCTCTGGCCACGCTCTATTCGGCTGGATCGTTCGACACAATGGAAGGGCAACGCATTGAACACTACGGCGACAAGCTGACGATCCCGACAAACACCGAAGCCCGCGTCATGTTGAAGCAGGTGATGCGGCTGTTCCATGAGATGGCCGAGGAGCACAAAGATCGTACTGGCCTCGAAGCACTTGCTCTGCGGGCCAAGGAAGCCGTGGCAAAGGTCAGTTTCATCTTGGCGGTGCCAGAGGGCATCCGCACCGTCGAGCACGTCAGGTGGGCCTACGCTTTGGTCAGGCGTGATGTGGAGGAGAAGACCCGTCTGGTGGTTGGCAACGATAAGCGCAAGGACAACCCTGTGCAGGCTTTGGCGGCTCGGATCATGAACCTTGTGTCAGGCGACAAGGGCGAAACTCTGGCTTTCATGGTCAACCGGATCAAGAACATCAAGAAGGATGACATCGAGAAGTGCCTCGACCTTCTGGTCAAAGATGGGCTGGTAACAGTGGAGGAGACCGTACATCCGCGTAAAAAGATAGTGTCGAAGCGGTACAAAACGGTTTAAAAAAACGCCGTAACCAATTGAAAGTAGGGGCAAAACGCCCCTATTTTTTTATAGATATTAAAATATTTTAGCTAATATTTATAAAATATTCTTTAAGTGTTTGAAATTGTTCAGCTTTTTACCAATAACTGATTAAATACACCGTTTCCCTGATATATACATAAAATCATTCATATCCATAGATATAATAATATTAAATACCCTTAAAGCCCTTTTAAGAGAGAGAGAGAAAGAGTATCTACTAATATTTAATATTTAATATTATATATATAAATTATATAATGATTTCAGGGACATAGAGGATAGAAGATGGATAGTAAGGTTGGATATTTAAAATATTTATCTTTTTTGGTGTTTTGGGTGTTGCAATATGTTTTCTTTTGGTGCATAAACGAATCACGGCATCACTGATGGTGCTGGTAAATGGGAGATACGACATGGACATCCTCAAAGCACGGTACCACGCACAGGCAGTCGTCGAAGATTCTGTTGCGGCTTATTGGGACACAAAGAGCCAAGATTTCCACAAAAAGGAAATGGTCCTCGCGTTCCACAAGCTCGCCGAAGCAATGGGATTTGCCGTGATACCCTTGCATGAAGCACCTGAAGACGCTACATTGGACGCATGACCAAAAAAATGGGACGGCCATCTTTGTACACGGAACAGCTCGCAGACCAAATCTGCGAGTTGATGTACGATGGCAATAGCCTCATCAAAGCATGCGATGAATTGGGCCTGAAACGATCAACGGTTTGGCATTGGATGGAACAGCACCCTGAGTTTGCGGTCAAATGTGCGCGTGCGCGAGATGCTCTGATCGAAGTCAGGCTGCATGAAATCGACAAAAAAATCAAAGGAGGCAAGGCTGATCCGGCCCTTCTTCGCATTCAGGTCAGCCATGAGCAGTGGATCGCCGAGCGCATGAGGCCGAAGGTCACGCGAACCGAAATCTCCGGCCCGAACGGTGGCGCGATCCAGACCGAGGTCAAGCATGTCGATCTATCGCACCTGTCCGACGAAGAGCTTGACGTTCTGGATCGTGCGCTAAATGGACAAGATTAGCATCCTTGCACTATCAGCAGACAAAGCGGCTTGTGAGAGATCACTGGCCGCTTTTGTGCGTAAGGCGTGGCATGTGATTGAACCGGGTCAGCCATACGATCACGGCTGGCACATCGACTTCATCTGCGACCATCTGGAAGCCATCACCAATGGCGAAGAGATCGACGGCAAGCCCTACAATCGTCTGTTGGTGAACATCCCGCCCGGCTTGATGAAGAGCCTGCTCCTGAACGTCTTCTGGCCCTCGTGGGAGTGGGGGCCGCGTAACATGCCGCATCTGCGCTATGTCTGCGCCGCCCACAAGATCGAGAACCTGTCAGCCCGCGACAGCCGCCGCATGCGTCAGTTGATCACCAGCCCGTGGTATCAGGAGCGATGGGGCGACCGAGTAAAACTGGCCAAGGATCAGAACGAGAAGCTGAACTTCGTGAACGAGGCGCAGGGCTTCCGAATCGCCACCGCCATTACGTCCCTCACTGGTATCCGTGGAGACCGCGTGATCATCGACGACCCACATAGCGTCGATTCTGCGGCCTCCGAGACGCAACGTGGTGCCGAGGTCGAAACTTTTCTCGAAGCCGTCCCTAGCCGCCTTAACAACCCCAAGAAATCCGCAATCGTGGTGATCATGCAAAGGCTGCATGAGGAGGACATCTCCGGCGTGATCCTCGACAAAGAGCTTGGCTACGATCACATCATGCTGCCGATGCGGTACGATCCATCCCGCGCCATGCCGACCAAACTGGGCTACGAAGACCCACGCGAGGACGAAGGCGAACTGCTGTTCCCGAAACGGTTTCCCCTCGATGTGGTCGAGCGCGACGAGCGCGTGATGGGGCCATACGCCTCGTCCGGCCAGTTCCAGCAGTCGCCCGCTCCGCGTGGTGGCGGCATCATCCAAAGCGCGTGGTGGCAGCTATGGGACAGCGATCTGTTCCCGCCACTGGATTACATCGTCGGCTCGCTCGACACGGCGTACACGACCAAAGAGGAGAACGACCCCTCGGCCATGACGGTCTGGGGCATCTTCTCGCAAGACCCCATCGCACAGGCCGCAAACCAATTGGCCAAGGACGGCAAGTCGTATGTGGTCGAGCGGTCGTACAAGCAGCCGCACCCGAAGGCCATCCTGCTCTACGCGTGGGCCGAGAGGCTGGAGCTGCACGAGCTGGTGGCCAAGATCACCGAGACGGCCAAACAGTTCAAACTGGATACGCTCCTGATCGAGTCCAAGGCATCGGGCATCTCGGTGGCGCAAGAAATCAGGCGGCTCAACAACAGTGCGGACTTCGGGGTGCAACTGGTCAACCCTGGCGCACAGGACAAGGTGGCCCGCGCCTATGCCGTCCAGCATCTGTTCAGCGAGGGGCTGGTCTACGCGCCGGACAAATCATGGGCCGACATGGTGATTAACCAATGCGCCGCGTTCCCGAAGGCGAAGCACGACGATCTTGTGGATACAAGCACTCAGGCATTGAAGTTCCTGCGCACAACTGGCATGCTACAACGCGCTGACGAGATCAACGCAGACCTTGAGCGGTCGATGACGCACTTCGGTGCCGAGCCTGCGCCGCTCTACCCAATATAGGAAATGACAGATGAACAACAATCAACTTCAGGCCATTGTCGAGCGCATTGAGCGGCTCGAAGAAGAGAAGGCCGCCATCGCCGAGGACATCAAGAGCATTTACACCGAGGCCAAGGGTAACGGGTTCGATGTCAAGATTCTTCGCAAGGTGATCGCCCTCCGCAAGAAAAACACTTATGAACGTGACAGCGAGCAAACCATGATTGATTTGTACATGTCGGCCCTTGGCATGCTGGCAGACACGCCGCTCGGTCAGGCCGCTATTGCACGGGACTTTGCATAACCATTTGCTGATGTTGGGGTTCCTTTTCCCGCAAGAGGCCCATCACAACCAACATTGGCAATTGATCTGGCTACTAACCGTTGGGGGTTGGTCGCAATGCCAGACTTGTTGCCCAATCCGTGAGGGTCGCACCACTAACAGGAAAGATGACAGATGAAAATACCTTGGATTAACCATGACATCCACCGCAGTGCGCCGCGTGTGGTGCCGTCAGATGACATCATTGAACTGCTGATAAAAGTGGGCGTGATTATCCCATACCCGACCATGCAACGCCTGCACGAACTGTTCTACTTGCGTGACGGCAAGCTGGAGTGGATCACGCCCGTTCGCCGCAAGCCATCGCAGGGCTGGATCAACAAGAAGGACGGCAAGCATTACATCCGCGTTGACGGCAAGCAGTGCCAAGTCAAGCGGCTGGTGCAATTTATACGGGGGGCGAGTGATGGATAGTGAGGCATTACAAAGGGAGAACACCCTGCTTCGTACGGTCCTCGATCAGCGAGATCAGATCAAAGCACTGGAAGAACAAGTTGATCGACAGCACAGCGCAAACTCCAAGTTTGTTCAGATAATATACACCATGTGCAACAATGGTATAGGCAGGGCTAAGATGGAACATATACAAGATTTCCATCGAGGAGAATGGCATGTTTATTCGTTTTACTTTGACTTGGTCAAGTTATTGGTGCCTGATCTTGTTGAAAAGCATCCAGAATTTGGAGTGATTGCTACCAAAATGGAAGAGTGGCATGAAGCAATACGAGAAGCAGCAAAGGGAGAAGAGTGATGGATGGCAGGAGAACAGGTGAGAGCGAACAAGCTCATATTGCTAGGCTAAACGATGAGATCGAACGGTTGCGACAAAAGCACAAAGATATGGTTTCCAAATTAAAATGGGTGGTCAATGAATATAATGATTTGCTTAAAGAGCATAATCAACTTTTAGCCAAAACAACAGGAGATGAGTGATGGTTCCAACTGAAAAAGATGACCTTGTTGAACATTTAAAATATTGGGCATTCAAATTCTGCGGAAGGGGAGACAAAGAAAATATAGCCTCTGATGTAATGACGGAGGCGTGGGAGGAAATTGAACGGTTGCGGGAAGCGTTGCAAAAGATTGCCGCTGTTGATGATGAAAAATTACCAACACCCGTCACGCAAGCGGAAGGTGTTCTGTGGTCAACATTGGGCGCATGTGTTGATTTGGCCCGTAAAGCACTAGGGGAGAAAGAGTGATCATCCAGCTAACCCCAACCATCCCGATGGACACACCCAAAGGCCCAGCCAAGGCGCATTTCCTGATTGACTACGGGCAAGAACACCATTTGCTTTGGGTGTGCTTTCAGGATGACACGGGTGAGTGCTGGACATGGCCCAACCCCAAGGTGCGGTTGCAAGAGAATATATCAATGGATCAGATGAGGAAGAAATGACCGATTGGCAACCGATTGAGACTGCGCCGAAGGATGGGACGGTCATCATTGTTTATGCGCCAGACTTTTTCCAGACCGCTGCGTGGGTTGGGAACGGCTGGACCAATGCGGCCAATAGCTGGTTGGGTGATGTAACCCACTGGATGCCATTGCCGGAGCCGCCCAAATGATCAGGCTGGTGTCGCCCACGCCAAGCATTCGTGATATAAAGTCACCGCGAGGTGATCTATGGACCCAATTACTGTTATGGCGGCGTGTACCGCATCCTACAATGCGATCAAGGCTGGCATTGCGGTAGGGAAAGAAATCCAACACATGGCAAAGGACTTGGCGGGGCTGTGGGACAGCGTTGCCAAGCTCACACGCATGGCTGCGGAGCCTGCCAAGTACACCAACATCGGATCGTCACGCGAGAGCTACGAGGCCAGAGCCATCGAGCTATACGCAGCCAAGGCCAAGGCCCATGACATGGCGGCGCAGGTTCGTGGGCAGTTCATTGCAGCCTATGGGCTAGAGGCGTGGGATCAGGTGCAGCGGGCAGTTGCGTCAATGAAGCGCAATGCCGCACTGATGGAAGCCGAGCGCAAGCGCAAGCATGACGAGTTCGTTCAGTTGATCAGCGTGGTGGTTGGTGTTGTTTTGATGGGGATTATCCTCATGGGCATTATGTTTGCTGTGATTTGGGTGTTGACGCACTAAAGAACAACCTGCTAAAAATTCATTGTCACGTGAATAAGCAGACTGCGGGTCACCCAAGTGGTGGCCCGTTTGCGTTTCAGGCCGATCACATTGCCCAAAACATTTGTTTGGTATAATCTGCCCGTAAAGGAGTATACCAAATGATATTAGCAAATGCTGTAGTGGACGTTATTAACGCCGCGACCCCAAAGGGTCTTGGGTTGTTTAAAGTTGAAGTTTGGGGCGTGGCTCCTAATGATTACGTTCGCATCTATGAAATTCAGGCAAAATCAGATACAATGGCCGCACAGCAGGGTATTCAACGGTTTGTAGCCGAGGTTGAAGCTCTTCTCGCCGCTGAAGGGAAATAACATGGCTGGTCTGTCGTTTGGCAATATCCGTAAGGTTGAGGAAGGCCAAGAGCCTGATCTGGATTTTTCCGATCTGCCACAGCCAAAGCAGGCCGCAGGCAACAAGCAGTACAACGACAAGGGCGAATTGATCCGCATCGAGCACGATGACGGGTCGGTCACCATTTCGATGGACGGCAAGTCGATTGACCCAGATGCAAAGAAAGAACCGACAGGCTGGTTTGATAACCTCGTAGACGACATCGACGAGGGCGAACTGTCAATGATCGCCGAAGACCTGATGCGTGGCATTGATGACGACATCCAGAGCCGCCAAGAGTGGGTCGAGGATCGCGCTCAGGGCATTAAACTGTTGGGATTGAAGATCGAATTGCCAGGCCTGCAAGGCGCGGCAGACGGCGCACCCGTCGAGGGCATGTCGAAAATCAGGCACCCGCTGCTGCTGGAAGCCGTGTTGCGGTTTCAGGCCAATGCCCGTTCGGAAATGCTGCCTGTTGATGGGCCAGTGAAAATTCGCAACGACAACAACAGCGCAAACCTGCAAGAAGACCAGCTCGGTGACGCGCTTGAAAACGACATGAACCACTACCTGACGGCGGTGGCGAAGGAATACTACCCCGACACCGACCGCATGCTGTTTATGCTGGGGTTCGGCGGTACGGCGTTCAAGAAGGTCTACTACTGCCCGCTCCGCAACCGCCCCGTGTCCGAGACGGTGGATGCCGACGATTTGATTGTGAATAACTCGGCCACCGATCTGAGTAATGCCAAGCGCATTACGCACCGCATTATGATGCGCCCGTCCGTGGTCAAGCGCATGCAGATCATTGGCGCGTATCGTGATACCGACCTGTCCACCCCAAACATGCCAAACCTTGATGCCGTCCAAATGGCCAAGAGCGCACAGCAGGGCATTTCGACCGATTCGTTCAATCAAGATGACCGCGACCGCGAGATTTACGAGTGCTATTGCGAACTGGATATCCATGGCTACGAGCATAAGCACAAGCGCAAGGTGTCCGGTTTGGAAATCCCGTACCGCGTGACCATTGACGTTTCGACCAAGAAGATTCTGTCCGTGGTCCGCAACTATGCCGAGGACGATCAGGAACTGCCTGTCGCCAAGTCCACGTTTGTCAAATACACCTTCGTGCCAGGCATGGGGTTCTATGACATCGGCCTGCTGCACATCCTCGGCAACACCACCAATGCCGTGACGGCAGCGTGGCGCGAGATGCTGGATGCGGGCATGTTTGCCAACTTCCCTGGCTTCCTTATGGCTGACACGGGCGGGCGGCAGAACACCAACATTTTCCGTGTACCGCCAGGCGGGGCTGCGCTTGTCAAGACGGGCGGGATGCCGATCAATCAGGCGATCATGCCGCTCCCGTACAAGGAAGCTGGTGCTGGCCTGATGAATCTGGTTACCAACATGGCCGAAACAGGCATGCGGCTTGGTGGAACGTCCGAGCAGGCTGTCGGTGAAGGCCGCGCAGACGCTCCTGTCGGCACCACACTGGCAATGATTGAGCAGGCCACCAAGGTGTTGAACTCGGTTCACAAGCGCATGCATGCATCGCAGGCCGATGAGTTCCAGTTGCTGTTGGAATGCTTCAAGGAAAACCCTGAGAGCTTCTGGCAGCGCATTCGCAAGCCAGCGCACCCGTGGGACGAGCAGACATTCTTGCAGGCTTGCAACGATTACGAGCTGATCCCGCAGGCAGACCCCAATACGGCCTCGCATGCACAGCGAATCATGAAAATTATGGCCCTGAAACAGCTTCAGGCGTCCAATCCAACCATGTATGACCCGATTGCCATTGATAAGGCGGCACTGAAGGCCATCGGCTGGAACAACCCAGACCAGTTTATGGCACCTCCAGAGGCGCAGGGCCGCATGCCACCTGAAATGCAACAGGCTATGGCCCAGATGCAGATCAAAAAGCAGGAAGCTGATGCCAAAACAATGGCCGTACAAGCCAAGGTGCAGGTGGATCAGGCTGATTCGCAGACCAAAATGATGCTGGCACAAGCACAAATGGCCAAAATGCAGCAGCCAGCGGCACAAAAAGACCCTGTGGACAACCAATTGAAGCTGGCGGCACTGGAGAACGAGCGCAATAAGCTGGAATTGCAGTCTAGGGACGTTAGCATGGATGCTCAGAACCGTGCGGCAGACCGTGAGGCCCGCGAACGGGTGGCATATGCGGGTATTGTGCGCGATTTGATCAAAGACCCGCAGTCGACACCGCTTGCCGAGCAGATGCTGGACCCGAAATTCGTGAGTGAACTGAAGGAAGAAGGCTGATGTCAAAGGTTGTCCTCCGCGCTCTTGATCTTATTGGCGATCACCTTCGTACACACAAGTCAGGCGGGGGCGCAGATGCCCCTCTTGATCTTGCCAAGCAAGTTGTGCAGCAGCGCATGGACAACCCTGCTCCAGCGGCTCCTCCTGTGGCAGAAGCAACACCCAAGAACACCACGCAGGGTTCGGTGTTCGCTCCAAAGCCGCGTGTGGTGGCTCCTTCTGGCTTGTACAGCCACGCCGCAGAGGTCGCGGGCCAGTTGCAGCAGAGCAAAGGCCCAGCCGAACAGATGATCGGCATGATGAAGAACGCAGGCGTGAAGCCCGCCGAGCTTGAACACGCTGGCATGATCACTGATACGGGCGATGTCCACCCTGACTTTGCTGGCCGCACCGTTACCCGCGACGAACTGCACAAGCACCTTGTTGATTCCATGCCAAAAGTGGAAGAAAAGGTGTTGGGCGAAAATGTTTTGCCGAAGTTAAAATCAAAAAGATACGAATCAGAATTGGAAAAAAAGTACAACCTTGAACCGTTTACCGTTTTTGACCACATGGATTTGTTTACAAATGAAGAAAGAAACAAACTCCGTGATTTGAGCGGACAATATCTTGATTCTTATTCAGATAAAGAACCGCCGAAATTCAAAAAATGGTCATTGCCAGGCGGTGAAAACTACCGCGAGGTGTTGTTGAAGACTCCTCCATCTTGGAAACCAGTAATTCAAGAAAAATATGGGAGGTTTGGTTTTGAAGGCCCAGACGGCAAATATAGAGATTATTGGTCAGAAAGTGACGCACAACAAGCCGCTCGTTCTTTTTTCAGAGACTCTGGTGATTTTACATCATCCCATTGGAATGAACCCAATGTGCTAGCCCACATCCGCATGTCTGACCGCACTGGCCCAAACGGTGAAAAGCTGCTGCACGTTGAAGAACTGCAATCCGATTGGGGACAGGAAGGGCGCGAGCATGGGTTTAAGAACCCAGAAGTTGAATCTCGCAGAAAAGAATTAACCAAATCCCTAGCCGATGCTACGCAAAAACGATTAGACGAATTTAAAAGAATCCACGATCAACATGCCACAGACCTGACGCCATACTTGGAGGCGCGTAAAAAAGCTATGGCAGAAGCTGACAAAAAATTCTTCAGTTCTAAACAGGGTTTTTCAGAAATAAATGAATACAACCAAGTTGGTGAAAAAATAGAAGAAGAACTTGCACATCTGCGCGTAGATGCTGATGCAAAGAAAAATGCTGCCTTTAACCAATATGGAACCCGTTACAACGAGCCAATTGATAAGCTAAAAAAGGAATTGGATAACCTGCCTAAAAGCGGGGATACGCCTCACGGGCCATACGTTACCAGCACACAGGGCTGGACTGACCTTGCGCTCAAACGTGCTTTGAAAGAAGCCGCAGAAGGCGGCTATCACGGCGTAGTGTTTACGCCTGGCGCAGAACATGCCAAGCGGTATGATTTGAGTAAGCAAGTCAATAATGTTTATTATGACCCTGATTTGCAGGGGGGCACTCTTGCTGCTGAAGGAATCAATGGCCATACAGTTTTAGATAAATCAGGCATTAAACCTGAAAATATTGCTGATTATATTGGAAAAGAAGCAGCAGAAAAACTTTTGACTCAACCTCGTAATGTCCATGGTCATCATGTTTTAGAGGGTGACGGATTAAAAATCGGCGGCGAAGGCATGAAGGGGTATTACGACAAGATCGTGCCGACCCAACTGCAAAAGCTGGTCAAAGGCTACGATAAGGATGTGAAACTGGAAACAAAATGGACACCAGTTGAAGGAAAAAACAAATCAACAAACGAAATCGCATCTGCTCTTGGCATGACAGTTGATCAAATCAATGCGATGCCCAAAGATGAAAAATGGGCTGCGATCAATTCTGTAAAAAACAAAATGCCAATGCTCCACCTGCCCATCACCGATAAGATGCGAGAGAGCGTGTTAAAAGGCCAGAAGGCGTTTGCTGATGGTGGGGAAGTTGAAGAGTATCGCAAGGGCGGCAGTGTTTCGCCGGAAGACGCAGAATACCAACGCCGTTTGACCGAGCTTCTGCGGCCAGATCACGAAGACCCCGCAATGGTTCAGCGGTATCTGCGTGTAAAGCAAAGCTATGAAATGCCTACGCATGAGCGCGGCGCATATTCCAACCGTGTGCTGTCGATGCCCGCGCATGATGTCACGTCTAAGGTCAACCGTCTGGGCAATGCCGTCCCGCAGCAGGGGCCGAGCATGTCATGGCATCAGTTTCACAGGATTGGTAAGGGCGGCACACTGTTTACCCTTGGCGGTGATCGGTCGAACCTTGGCCGTTTGACCCATATCAATGGCGAAAAGTTGGCGTGGCCTGTTGATTTGCATGCTGGCACCAAATACATGACCGAGCCAAACGAAGGTGCGGTGTGGGCCAACGCTCAAAGCCCTGCGACCGCATTGCAGAACAATATTCGTGAAGCCGCCAAAAAAGGCCCAGTGTACGGCGTGTTTGCGCCAATGGGGCCAACGGCAGTTGATTCGTCGAACAATATGTTTGATGCCCTGATGGCTCAGGTGCCAAAGTCGGGCATGAGTGCAGACACCGCCGAAAAAATTGACAAGAGCCTGCGATCCGGCCTTCACATAAAAGGCAAAACTACTAAGGATGAAGCCGCACGAAGCAAAGCCATACAGGAAATGGAAAGCTGGCCGGGCATTATGAACGCCGAAAAGGCTCGTGACTTTGCCAAGAACATTTCCGGCGCACACAGAGCCGCCATTGTGAAGCATTTGGAATCTGCCCCGTTCCAAAACGCAGGGTTCCCATCTGTCGGTCTTACACGCGCTGCCATAACCGACCCAGAAATGCTTTCGGTTTCGGGAAACATGATGGGGCACCATCTTGTGGAACTACACGAAGGCGAATTTGACCCAAAAAACCTTGCGTTTGAGCATTCAACGTATCCAGTAGCCACGCCAGGTAAGTTTATCGGCAAGGTTCCGCTGATTGAACGGCATGTGGCGCAACCTGATTTTGTGGAATCACAATTGCGGGATAAGTCCACTTCAATTCTTCACCCTTATTCGCCAAATGCTGGCGGGCGGTCTGGCTTTCGTGGGAATACTGAGCTTCGCCAAGGCATCCAGCCGATTAATGAACGCATGCTGGAAAGCATTGAGGAAAAGCACGGGTCTAGCTTTGCCAAAGGCGGCACGGCCAAGGCCCACCCTGCTTCAATCATCCCTGGCGTTCATATCGTTGGCCACAACCCGATTTTTCATGGGGATGAGTGATGGATACCGCCATTCATAAAGGCCGCAAATTTTGGTCAGGCATTTTTGATTCCCATGATGGGTATATCCGTGAAGTGCATCCATACAAGCGGGCACAAGCTGCGGATTTCCACCACTCTTTTTATGTCTCTCCGCAATCACAAGATGCCATGAATCATGGTGACGCTGGATTCTTTTGGGTTGACCCAGGCGGTAAGGTTAATACTGCATGGCGTGATGCAGAGGCACCCAAACACATTGTTGATGCAATCAGTTCACAAATTGAACCTATCACCAAAGCAGACGGCGGAGAAGTTTCAAACCACCCAGAAGTGCCTGATGTTGTTTATCACGGCACAAACAAAGACGTTTCTGGCGGGTTTCATATTCCTGCGTTCTTTGCTGCCAATCCTCAGCATGCCGATTATTACGCGAATTGGCGCGGTGAAGAAGGTGCGCGTGTATACCCCACCAAATTGAGCATGAAGAACCCTCTGGATGTTCGTGGCCGAGAGGGAGCAATGAAATTTATTGATCTTGCCCGCCGTGCAGGGGCGAAGATTGATGTGCAGAATTTTCCCAATGGTTCATGGGATTTTGACACAGACGAGATTAGCAAGCATTCCAACTACGATGGAACGAACCTAAACGATCTTGTGTATTCCCCTCGAGTGCGGAAGCAGATGCACAAAGAGGGTTATGATGGGTTGATGGCGCATGACCAATTAGGGAACGAGGAAATCCCTATTTTTGTGGCATTGCATCAGCATCAGGCCAAGCCCGCTATTGGCAAGGAAGGTGGCGGCCCTGTAGAACAAGACGGCATCACAGCGTATCACGGGTCGCCGCACGACTTTGACGAGTTCGACACCAGCAAAATCGGCACGGGTGAAGGCGCACAGGCATATGGGCATGGACTATATTTTGCCGAGCATGAACCTGTGGCGAAAAGGTATAAAAATGATTTATCTCCCACACTTAAAGCACCCGATTCCATAGATTCATTACATAAACGTATTGGGCAAATGGCTCTTACCTTCAGTGACAACACTCCAGAAGGGGCTATTGCATGGTTGGATAAATATAAAAATGGAGCTGGGCATACGGCTCCAGCTATGACCGCAGATGCTGTTGCGGCTGTTAAAAAACATTTTGAAAGCGGGGAGTTTAGCCCCGGCGGCCACATGTACGAGGTGCATATCAATGCACATCCACACCACATGTTGGATTGGGATAAGCCACTAAATGAACAGTCGGAGCATGTGCAGCGCACTCTTGCAAAAAGTGGTCACAACTTGCATCAAGCAGCGCAGGATATGTTTGACGGCAAACCGAGTGATTTGCGTGGTGCCGACCTTTACCAATGGTTAACTGGCAAACATGAGGGCGGTCTTGGATCGCCAGAAAATGTCACCAAGCACCTGTCGGGCCACGGCATCAAAGGCATCAAGTACCGTGATGCTGGCTCTCGTGGTAACAAAGCAGAGCCAACTTACAACTATGTCGTGTTTGACCACAACGATGTTCATATCAAGCGCAAATATGAGCAGGGTGGCGCGGTTGATGACATCCCAGACATCAAGAACCCGATCTCGGTGTTCCCAAAGCCGCAACGAATGTTTCCTGAAGAAAACAGGCCCGCTGGCGGGCAGTATCTGAACGCCAAGACCAAGGAAGACATGACAGGCCACAAGGCCGCACAGGCTTCTATTGGCATTGCGCCAGGCGGTCGGCCAACATTTAACGTGTCGCCGGATACCGTTGAACAAACGGGATCACGGGGCAAAGGCACCCGCATGAGCAAAACCAACCTGTTTAAACAAAAAGCAGGTTGGAAATGGTTGGAGGCTCCAGAAGGCCACGAAGACACAAATACAGTTATTTCCGTGCATCATGGAGATGATCACCATTACGCTTTAAATGCTCATTACCCAAAAGGCGTCGATTTGGCTAAATATCCAGATCGGAATGAGGAGCCTCGGTTGCGCCCAACCACTAAAGGAAAAATTACTTTTGGCAATCAGGTCGGCACTATTTCAGTTCGCGGTAAGGAACATCCAGTCTACAATCATGTAATCGTAAAAGCTGATGGTGGGCCTATCGTAAAACGCGCACTTGAGTTATTATCCAAAGATCGGACTGGCCGATAACGAGGACGCTCGTTTACCTCCATGGAGACTACCATGACTGAATATTCCTCCAAGACATTGCGGGCCGCAATGAAAGCCAAGGCAGCTCGCCTTGCTTCCGGCTCTGATGCTACGAAGATTGGCGCATCAGACTTTACCCCTGCCGAAGCATTGAATGCCGATGTACAGACTGGCGCACGTCCGCTGACTCGTCGTCGGTTCAAGAGCGGCGGTAAGGTTGTCGGAGCGGCTAATGCCCCACGCGCTGACAAGAAGAAGCGTGGCAACTCTGATTTGTCAGCCGATAGCTTCATCAACCGCAACGTGGTGGAAGCCAACGAAGAACGCGAAGGCAAGAAGCACATCGGCGCGTTTAAAAAAGGCGGTCGTGCCCATAAACTGTCTGGCGGCAAACTTGCTGATTATGCCAATAAAGCTGCAAAATCCCGCGCTGGCGCAGAACGTGGTGCGGAATATTTGGAACGCAACAATGCCACGGGTGAAGGCGGCATGGGCACCCACGCCAAATTCAAAAACGAAGCAGGCAAACGCACCAAAGGGTTGGCAATGGCTGCGGCCAAATTGTATGGGACAAAAGGTTTCGGCGTTAATGTTCCTGCGTCAAAAGACGATGCAATGAAATCTGGCGGTCGTGCAAAGCATGCAACTGATGGCACGGTAAAGGGCAAGAAGGCTCCTGCCCGTGACCCATATGAAGGTGAAATTACCACGCGCAGTGTTACTGGGCCTGGCGGCAAATATGTGACTGACGACGAAATCCGCAAAGGTGCTGGTTCTGATTATCCTCCAATGCCTCCCGTTCGTCCCGCTCCTATGCCACCTGAGCGTCCGTCCAATTTGAAAAAAGGCGGTAAAGCCGAAGCCAAGTGTTGGGGCGGTCGGTCAAAAAAAGCTCCCGGCGGTTCTGCACAGAATGAAATGAACGCCGACGAAATGAAACGTATTATGCAATCTATGGGAACATCTTCTCGCGGTGCAACGGGCCAAGATATGGGTTACCAAGCTCCTTCTATAGCAACGGGCCAAGATATGGGTTACAAAGCTCCGGAGATGGGCCAACAAGATATGGGCAACCGCATGAAGAAGGGCGGTCGTGCCAAGAAGTTCATGGGCGGTCCTATGATGCAGCCAGGCGGAACAATGCAGGGCGCGGGAGGCGCGATGAAGCCTGAGCCTAACAAAGACAATCCCGCAGACATGGTTGATAAAAACCGTTTGAACTTTGGCACTGGCCCATCTGGTTCGCCCTATAAGAAGGGCGGCAAGGTCGCGTTTGAAGGTTCTGCAAAGGACACCATGCAAGATACCAAGCTGGCCAAAAAGTACGGCATGTCGATGATGGCTTGGGAAAAGTCTAAGCAGGACAAAAAGCATGACGAGCAGGAATCAACTGCTGGATTGAAAAAAGGCGGTCGTGCTAAACGTGCTTCAGGTGGTCGCGCTAAGGGCAAAACTAACATTGAGATCGTTATTGACACTGGCAAGCGCCAGCCTCAGGATGGTCTGATGCCAAACAATGGCGGTATGCCTCCCAAACAGCCATCGCCTGCTATGCCAATGCAAGCAGCTCCTCCTGCTGGCCCTCCTCCTATGCCCCCAGCAGGTGCAGGTGGCCCTCCTCCTATGCCTCCAGCGGGCGCGGGGGGTCCTCCTCCTATGCCAATGCGCGGCCCCGCTGGTGGCCCTCCCCAGATGCCCGCGGGATTGGAAAAGATGATGCAGCGCAAGGCTGGTGGCCGTGTGTACAAGTCATACAAAGACATGGATGCAGGTTCCGGCTCTGGCTTAGGCCGCTTGGAAAAGACCGAGATTGCCAAGCGCACTGCACACAAACACGGCGGTAAGGCATACAAGTCCTATAAGGACATGGATGCTGGTGCCGCTTCCGGTATGGGCCGTCTCGAAAAGACCGAGATTGCCGCACGAGGTCGCTGACCCTCCCTCAGCGGTTAACTTGGGGCGGGTGTAACAACCCGCCCTTTTTTTTAGAAAAAAGAGGACAAAATGCAAACTTTTGACAGTTTAATGGAGAAAAACCTAATGAAAATTGTTGATACAGAAATAGAGCGGTTGAAAACACAGCTCTCAGTAAACACCTACGAAACAGTAGGGGAGTTCAAATACATCATGGGTAAAATAGCAGCCCTACGTTCTATTGAAGAAATGGTTGATGACGCTAAACAGCAATCAGATCAGAGCAACAGGTAAGGGGTAATCATGAGTTTTATGAAAATGGAACACAATGTCGATCCAAAAAAAGTTATTTTGGATGAAATTGGCGACCTTTCTAGCATCGACATCTTTAACAATCAGCTTTTGGTTGCCGTTTATCTTCGCCCTGAGAAGACAAAAAGCGGCCTCATCATGCCTGATCAGCATTTGAAGGAAGATCGCTATCAATCCAAGGTTGGGTTGGTCGTCAAACAAGGTCCGTCAGCTTTTGTGGACCCTGAAGGCAAGTGGTTTGACGGTATGTCCGTCGATAACCACGAGTGGGTAGTGTTTCGCCCGTCTGACGGCTGGAACATTACAATTAACGGCGTTCTTTGCCGGATTATCGACGATATAAGCGTTCGGGTCCGCATTCCTGACCCTGATCAAGTGTGGTGAGGACCATAATCATGAGTGAACAGAAAGAACTTGATCTGTTTCTTGAGCCAGACGCTCCAGAAGTAGACCTTTTGCAACAGCCGCAGGAAGAATTGCCTGTTGCCCAAGCATCACCAAAAGAACTTCCCATTGAAGTTGGTATCAGCGAGCTTCGTGAACAGCTTGACCGCGAAAAGGCGGCTCGTATTGCCGCTGAAAACCATGCCCGCGAGATTGCAGAGCATGCAAATCGGGCAAACACAGACGCGCACGATACCAATATTCACCTTGTGGCAAGTGCAATCGACGAACTAAAGCGGCAGCAGAACATTCTGCGGCAGCAGAAGGTCGAGGCAATGGCTGTCGGCGACTATGACAAGGTTGCCGAGATTGATGAGGTGGTTTTTGAGTCAAAAACCAACTTGCGTGAGCTTGAAAGCTACAAGAACAAGCTGGAAACAACGCCGAAGCCGCGTGTTGACGGCCCTCCTATGGACCCTGTTGAACAAATCGCGTCACAATTGTCGCGTCAATCTGCCGATTGGGTTCGTGCACACCCTGAATATGTCACAGATCAACGGCTGTTCAGAAAGATGACCAGAGCGCACGAAGAAGCGATGGATGAAGGCTACAAAGCTGACACTCCAGAATACTTCGATTATGTCGAAAACCGTCTTGGCCTTCGCGGCGATGACGGAGACGCAATGTCAGAGGCATCTGCGCCAACACAACGTCGATCAGCCCCTTCGGCTGCACCGACATCCCGCACGGCAGGGTCAAGCTCTACCAGCAGGAACGCCATTCGGCTCACGGCAGCACAGAAAGAAGCCGCTGAGATTTCGGGTATGACCGAAGCCGAATACATGGAACAAGTTCGTCGTGGACAAGAAACGAGGCATTAATCATGGACATCGAAAACGATATGGGCGGTATTCGCCGCTCGACACCAGCCCGCGCACCAGTTCGGCCTGAGCCAGTGAAAGAAGAAGATTCACGCGCTCGCGCCGCTCGTCGTGCCGCAGAAGTCTTAGCAAACAATGATGGCATCGACGAGGGTACGGACGAGTTTCGTGCGCCTCCCGCGCCTGACGGGTGGACCTACGAATGGAAGCGTCACACCACCCACAACATGGAAGACCCCGCCTATCAGGTCTACCTGCGTCAGATGGGTTGGGAGCCAGTGCCTGCATCGCGTCACCCTGAAACAATGCCTGTCGGTTCATCTGAAGCAATCATTATGCGTAAGGGCAACATTTTGATGGAACGCCCAACCCTTCTGGTGGAACGCTCGCGTGAAATTGACCGTCGCAATGCTCTGGGTCAGGTTCGTGCAAAAGAAGCGCAGCTTGCAGGGGTTCCAGATGGTGGCCTTGGGCATCGAGACCACGCACAAGTAAAACCGAAGATCAGCAAGGGCTTTGAGCCAATGCCGATCCCAGATAAGTGATAAAAGAGGGGGCCATTTTGGCCCCCTTTTCTTTTGTGCGAAATCATAGTAATGTAATCGACAGCTTCCCCCGTTGTGGAAGTCCATTTAATCTTGAATGTTCCCCCACCCAGTTGCGTGGATAGGAAATTCGCTCCGACAGGAGTTTCCAAATGGCGAATACAAACGCGCCCTTCGGCTTCCGTCAGTACAGCGGCAACGGGTCGGCTCCGACTTATGAACAGCTTGCTGGACAGACGGCTTATAACGCAACCGCAATTTATTTCGGCGATCCTTGTCAGCTTGATACCAATGGTCAGATCATTGTTGGTACGGGTTCGGCAACTATTGCTGGCGTGTTCGTCGGTTGTCAGTATCTCTCGGTTTCGCAGAAGCGTACCGTGTGGTCGAACTATTGGCCCGGTTCTGATGTTGCTTCCGGCAATGTCGTGACCAGCTATTACGTCAATGATCCCAATGCACGATTCGTTGCTCAGACTGACGCTACTGGCCTGACTCAGGCTGGCGTTGGCGCGAACATTGGTTATGCCATTGGTACCCCTAATACCCTTTCGGGCATTTCGGGCGCATACATTGATGTATCGACCCTCAGTGCTTCCACCACAACCCTGCCATTCCGTGTCATTGGGCTTGTAACTAACCCTCCTGGTGCCCCTGGCACGCAGGCTGGTGCTTACAATCTTGCAATCGTGGCCTTCAACAGCGTTACTTCCAAGACGCTTGTTGGTATTTAAGGAGTAAGGTACCATGGCTGTTAATCTTAGTGCCATTAAAGACCTTCTGCTCCCCGGCCTCCGTGGAATTGAAGGCAAGTACGAGCAGATTCCTGCCCAGTACGACAAAATCTTCACCAAGCACGACTCGAAAATGGCTCTGGAACGCACCGCTGAAATGCGCTTCCTTGGTTATGCTCAGTTGAAAACCGAAGGTGGTCAGACCGCTTTCGATAACTCGGCTGGCGAGCGTTACGTCTACAACCAAGAGCATACAGAAATCGGCCTCGGCTATGCGATCACTCGTAAAGCTGTTGACGACAACCTGTACAAAACCCAGTTCAAGCCATCGAACCTCGGCCTGATGGAGAGCTTCTCCCAGACCAAGGAAATCTACGGCGCGAACGTGCTGAACACATCCACCACCTACAACGCCTCGGTCGGCGGTGACGGTGTGGCTCTGATTTCGGCATCCCACCCTATCGACGGCGGTGTGATTCCAAACACTCCTGCTACTCAGATCGACTTGAACGAGTCGTCCCTGCTGGCTGGTATGATTGCAATCCGTACCAACTTCCGCGATCAGGCGGGCCTGAAGGTCTTCGCTCGTGGCCGTAAGTTGGTTGTGCCTCCGCAGTTGGAACCTATTGCAATCCGTCTTCTTAAGACTGAATTGCGCCCAGGTACCTCAGACAACGATGTCAACGCCATTATGACAACCGCAGGTGGTTTACCTGAAGGTTACATGGTCAACGACTATCTGACCTCTGCAACTGCTTGGTTCTTGCTTACGAATATTGACGGTCTCTCCTATATGGAGCGTGTCAAATTTGAAACTGATATGTCAGTCGATTTTACGACAGATAACTTGCTGGTTAAGGGCTACGAGCGTTACTCTTTTGGATATTATAATTGGCGGTCCATTTGGGGATCGCTCCCAAGCTAATATCCTTGAATAAAATTCTCCCCCGATATAGTATAACAATACAGTATTGGGGGAGATAGCAAGTGACACATACTCTTGATGAGCGCAGACGAAAAGACAGGGAAAGAACTGCAAAATACCGCAGGGAAAACCCAGAAAAAATCAAGGTTATTCAAAAACGCTCGACAGAGCGCATAAAAAATAATCCTGATAGACTTGGAAAGCTGCGTGGTTGGCAAAAGCAGTATCGGGAAGAAAACAGAAAAGCACTAAGCGATGGCGAGAGAAAAAGAAAATTTGGAATTACCCCAGAAAGGTATTCTGAATTGCTTCAATCTCAAAACGGCCTTTGTGCAATCTGTAACCAACCTGAGACAGCTACCAGATTGGGTAAGGTTAAAGCTCTTGCCGTTGATCATTGCCATAAATCTGGCGGAATCAGAGGGTTGTTGTGTTCTGATTGCAATACAGGAATTGGAAAGCTGAAAGATGATCCTAAGGTTCTTCTTGCCGCTATACAATATCTGACTTACCATCTCGGATAATTGATTGCGTTGACCCGCCGAGGGGACTCTGCATAGACAGCGCAATCTTATCATGCAGGAGATTCCCATGGGAATATCTACATTTACTGGCCCCATCAAGGCAGGCAATGTTCTAAACACCACTGGCACCACCGCCGGAAGCGTTAAGAATGTTGGCTTTACCATGATGGTGCAGACTGTTCCGATCACTCAGGCCGGAACGGCAACAGCTACGGCAACCGCCATTTGCATTCCAGCATACAGCCACATCGTGAATATTCAGGTTTTGGCAACTGTTGGCTGGAGCGGCGCATCCTCCAACATTAGTCTCGGCACCTCCGCGACTTCCACTGAATTGGTTTCGGCCCAAAGCCTTTCCGCTATTGGATTGACTGCTTTGACCCCTGGCACCGATGCAACCCGCACAGCAACTTGGTCAAATGTCGGCGCAACCGATGTGATCGTTTATGCTCTTTCCACCAACACTGGCTCTGGTGTGGGCGATCTTGTCGTCCGTTACATCCAAGCCGAAAACGCTTAACTGGCCATAGGAGGCTCTTATGAAGGGTAAACAAGTCGGCGTGAAAGCCAAGGATAAGCCAGTGGGCACTGCCTATGCTGGTGGTAATTCCAATGCTGCGAAGGAACTTCATGATATGAAGGACGGCTTCAAAAGCGGCGGTAAAGCCAAAAAGTCGGTCGGCAAAGCAAAAGGCGTAATGTCTTCTGCCCATGCAGGCCGTATGCCACGCAAGTCGGGTGGTAGCGTTATGTCTTCTGCTGCAAGCGGAACCATGCGCCCTGGCTTTAGCGGTAAGTAACAAAGGCGGGGGCCAAAAGCCCCCGTTCTTTTATGGGGGGTATTATGTCTGGTGCATGGACGCGCAAAGAAGGTAAGTCTCCGAGCGGTGGCCTGAATGACAAGGGCCGAGCATCGTTGAAGGCTGAGGGACATAATATAAAGCGGCCACAGCCAGAAGGTGGTTCGCGCAAAGACAGTTTCTGTGCTAGAATGACTGGCATGAAGCGGAAGTTGACGGGTTCGGCCAAGGCCGCTGATCCAGACAGCCGCATTAATAAGTCTTTACGGAAGTGGGATTGCTGATATGGGTGATAAACCTTTCTGGGATAAAGACGCTCCGAAAGATGCTACACATAAGCATCTGAACCGTCAGAAAATTGCCAAAGCAAAAGCAATGGCACGGGCTGCGGGTAGACCATATCCAAATCTGGTCGATAACGTCCGCGCCGCAAAGAAAGGGTCTTAACATGCAGCCAATTACTGTAACCACCACGGATGCCACCGCTGGCACCACCTACAGCCGCCCCGTTCGCATGGATAGTTGGGCAAACGCGCAGTCTGCCGTTCAGGTGACTGTCACGGGCACAGTAAACTTTACCGTCGAAACGTCGATGGATGACCCAAACGATCCAACATATCCTGTGGCGCAGGCCAGCATGGTGTGGATTAATGCCATTGATACCAATTTGGTAGCCAAAACGGCAAATGCCACGGGTGTTTTTGCTGTCACGCCGATTTTCGTCCGCATCAAGCAGACTTCTGGCAGCGGCTCAACCAAAATGACGATTGCCCAGTTCAGCAACGTACCGCTGTAAGGTGCCGAAATGACCACATCCGGCACATACACGTTCAATCCGTCGCTCGGTGAGCTGACCCTCTACTCGTACAACCTGTGCGGGTTGCGGAATACTAGCCTGCTGCAAGAGCATATGGAAAGTGCGCGTATGGCCACCAACCTCATGTTGGCGCGGTGGGCAAACCAAGGGGTCAACTTGTGGTGCGTTGATTTGATCTCGGTGCCATTGGTGCAGGGTCAAGCTACATATTCGGTTGATGCCGATACGGTCATGATTCTTGATGCGTATATGGAAATTGACAACGGTAATGGCGCACCAATTGACCGTATTATCTTGCCCATATCCCGCACAGAGTACGCTTCTTACGCCAATAAAGAGCAGCAGGGCTTTACAACCACTTACTGGTTTGATCGTTTGATCTCCCCAACTGTAACGCTGTGGCCCGTCCCTGATGGCTCTAGCGCACAATATCTGAAATACTACCGCGTGCGGCGCATTCAGGATTCTGCATTAACCAGCGGGCAAACCGTAGAAATTCCGTATTTGTGGCTGGAGGCGTTTGCTCTAGGGCTGGCGCAACGACTTGCTATGATTTGGTCGCCGGACAAGGTTCAGATGCTGAAACCATTGGCTGATGAAGCCTATACGGTCGCATCTGAACAAAATATTGAACAGGCGCAGCAATACATTACTCCCATGATTTCTGGGTATTTCCGTTAGGAGCGTTGAATGGGCTACGCCTCACGCTCTGGTAGGGCAAGAACTAGCGCAACGAACCCGCAAGCACACGCGATATGTGACCGTTGCGGGTTTCGCTATAACCATGTTGATTTGTCTTGGCAGTTTGATTGGGCTGGCGCGTCGCTGATCAATAAGCGCATTCTTGTCTGCGCCCCTTGCAATGACAAGCCGCAAACCCAGCTTCGTGCAATCGTTCTACCTGCCGATCCAACGCCAATTATGAATGCGCGTACTCAAGATTTTGTGACGGCTGAAACGGATTACATTACAGCGCAAACGCCAACCACATATGATGTCACCACAGGGATTCCTATTCCTCATGGGGACACACTGACAACAGAAGATGGCATTAACATCACTGCACAGCCAGTTGGGCCTCCATTGGGCCTCGCGCCTGGGGCCGTTATGCCGTTGAATGGCTCGGTTCATTTTGACATTTTGCTGCCTGTAATGTCGATCACTTCAACCGGAACAAATGTTGTTACGGTAACATGCTCGGCGGCGCATGGCCTGTCTGACAATGATCAAGTGTCTATTTATGGTACATCAAGTAATCAAATCATGGGCTTTTTCAGCGTCACTGTTATAAGTGCAACGGCATTTAGCTATGAAATTATCCCATTCATCAGCGCAGGGTCATATCTAACGGGCACTACGCGGGTAGCGACATGCTCTGTTGGCTTGCCATTCGGCTACATCAAAATCCCGATTGTGGACATTATCAAAGCAGAGGGCGCGTCAACGCCGTATTTCTTTATCAACAACAGCAATCAACCTATCTATTTCACAAACAATGGTGGCGATGTTCTCCTCTGGAGTTTTACGCCATGATCATGTATGTTGATGACGTTGCAGGAGATTTCTAATGTCGCTTCCAGTTACGTTGCCATACACTATTGGGACAATGAGCGGCCTTGTTCCTGCAAGTGACCTTGATGCTAACTACAATGTGCTGGCCGCAGCTATTAATGGCATTAATGCTGGCACAAACCCACTGACAAACGTATCAGTCACGGGCGGCACTTGGGCTGGCTCTGCAATTAGTGTGTCATACGGTGGCACGGGGCTTACTTCTACCCCCACTAACGGCCAGCTTTTGATCGGTAATGGCACGGGTTATACGCTTGCTACACTCACTGCTGGCTCCGGTATTTCGGTTACCAACTCATCTGGCGGCATCAGTATTGCCCTGTCAGGCGGCTCCACTGGCACGGTGACTAGCGTTGCAGTAAGCGGTGGCACTACTGGCCTAACGACCAGTGGCGGGCCTATTACGACCACGGGGACAATTACGCTGGCTGGGACACTTGCTGTAGCAAATGGCGGCACGGGTGTGACCACCAGCACTGGGTCAGGTAACAATGTCCTTTCGACAAGCCCGACACTGGTCACGCCGATCCTTGGGACGCCCACTTCTGGCACGTTGACCAATGCTACAGGTCTACCTCTTACAACAGGGGTAACTGGAACGCTCCCTACGACAAATGGCGGTACAGGGCTTACTACCTATGCTACGGGCGACATTGTTTATGCCTCTGCTACTAATACGCTCGCCAAGCTGGCGGCTGGGACAAACGGCTATGTGCTGAAATTGGCAGGCGGTGTTCCGACATGGCAGGCATCGTCTGCGGCTTTGGTTGTTGGAACCAGCACTATTACTGGCGGTTCAAGCGGTCAAATCCTGTATGACAACTCAGGCGTGATTGGTGAAAAGGCAACGACTGGTTCGGGCAATGTGGTTCTTGCAACCAGCCCAACGCTTGTCACTCCAGTGCTAGGGACGCCAACTTCTGTCACCCTAACCAACGCAACTGGCCTTCCTGTCGGCGGTATCAGCGCAACGGGGACACCATCTGTCACTACATTCTTGCGCGGTGATGGCACTTGGTCATCCCCAGCAACCGCCAGTGGATTGACTGTCGGAACCACCACAATCACGGGCGGCACAACGGGCCGTATCTTGTACGACAATTCCGGTGTTCTTGGGGAGCTGGCGACAAGCGGTTCAGGCAATGTTGTTCTTGCCACCAGCCCGACACTTGTTACACCAATCCTTGGAACTCCAGCGTCTGGCACGTTAACTAATGCTACAGGTTTGCCGCTTACTACTGGCGTGACGGGAACGCTTCCAACTGCCAATGGTGGAACCAACTTGACCACATTCACCGCTGCAAATAATGCCGTCTATTCTACATCTGCATCAGTTTTAACCGCTGGCACATTGCCTGTTTTGGCGGGTGGAACGGGCGCAACATCAGCAGCAACCGCACTAAGCAATCTT